CTTTCTTTTCGCCTAACACTTCACACTTAACCCTTCCATGTCCTGCGGATACCATACCAATTGCTTCTGCTGCGGCTTTACTTAAATCTATGATGCGATCGCCCGCATAAGGGCCTCTATCATTGATCGTGACAACAACCGATTTCCCACTGGTGATATAGGTTACTCGAACCCTTGTTCCAAAAGCCAATTCTTTGTGGGCGGCAGTCATTTTAGTCGCATCAAAAATTTCCCCGTTGGCGGTTTGCCCACCGTCGAACCCATCCCCTCCCCCATAAAAAGAAGCCTCACCCTCAAAGGTTTGAACAACGGTTTCCCCGTCTGCGGTTTGGGGGTTGGCATTTACTACCCCCGTTTGTTGGACAGTTTGAGTCGGGGCTGCCATTTTTGCGGCATTATCTACACACAGAACAATAGTGCCATCGGGAAGCTTTCGCCCGACATCATAGATTACGCCCTTGAACTTATTAACCTTAAATCCATTATTGAAACCGCACTCAATCTCAATGGATTGGTGTTTTAGGATTCGCTTAAACAATTCCCCATCGGGGTCGGAAACAATAAATTCAGCTTGATTGTGTTGGTAACTATCAAAGGAAATCCAGGGGTATCCCAGAATATCCCCGTTATTAGAGTCAAGCAACAATTCCCCAACGGGTTCCCCTGGGCTGTCAGTAGTTTTATTTGCAATCTGGCTCCAATCCTTGTTAGGCTTGGCTTTTTTATCCTTTGGGCTGTCAGTAGTTTTATTTGCAATCTGGCTCCAATCCTTGTTAGGCTTGGCTTTTTTATCCTTGGGTTTGATTTCCCCATCCTTGGCATCGACTTCTTCTTTATGATCCTTCTCCGGTTCCTTTTTCTTCTCGTCAGCAATTATCGTTTTACCAGACTCCACTAATTTTTTCTTTTCAGGATCAACGGTCTGAGCTAATACTGAGGCAGAACTCCCCCCTAACTTCTGACCAAGTTTGGTGATATCTTCCCATTGTTCCTGGGTCGCTGCATCTGCCTCGGCAACCGTCTTTTCCTGTTTAGTTCCCGAAACCCCTCCAATTTTGACCCTGAAAAACCAATTCAATCGCTCATCGGGTTCCTGTTTATCTTTACCCGATTTACTCTCATCCATCGGGGGGAGGGTACTCCAATCCTTATTAGCCTTGGGTTTGTCCTTACCAGGTTTAGTTAGTTCCTTGGGTTTCTTGTCTATCATAAAAAATATTCCGTACCTACGGAGCGAAAGTTGGTTAGCGATCGCAAAATCTCTATCTGGGAATGCGATCGCATTTACCCATATTAACAATCTTGACTCATGGGGTTAATTGGGGTAAGATAATCTTGTACTATTTGATAACGAAAAAATGAGTGGTATTTTTTCAGATTATTTAACTGTCAAACCTGGTGACATTCTGTGGTTAGTACCCGAATCCCGCGATTCAACTGATTCTTGTGCAGGAATAAATAAATCAGAATTTGCGGTTTTAATAAAATCAGTCCACTTTTCTCCGTGCAAAAAAAAAGCTGAGAACATTACGCTAAATTTTGACGAAACCGAGATCGAAACACCAGGCGATGATGACGATATTTTTATTAGCAGTGTTTCTATATACGAATACCAAAGCACTTTAAGGGTTAATTCTTCGACGAGAATAGAGTCCCGTAACGAACCAACGTATTACGGGGATTTAAAATATTCTTCTGTTGTTGTAGAAAAAAGATAGATTGCTAATGCGATCGCAACCAACCCAAAAGCATCTATTATTTCTAGTAGGTGCTTTTTTATTTACATTAATTCAAAAATAAGGTAAAATACCTGTGTTGAGTAAAGTAAAACTATGGCAAAATTGACACTCGAATTAACCAAGACAACATTCTATCCCGACATGGGAACATACATTGGCGGAGATAAGTTAACTTCTACGACGATTCTTATTTTCTTTGACATCGAGAAAGAAGAATTTCATGAAGTATTGGAGATGCAATTCTATCGTATAAGCTCCAAACGGGTAGCTTGTGCAGTGTGGGTACGGTTCGGAGAATATGATCTTCGAGGAGAAGGTTTTTGTGAATCAATCCAACATTCTAACAGGCTAAGAATAGTTCAAAAAGCATTCGACGAAATGGGTATAAAAACCTCTTTTGATTTATCGAGTTCATCTTTGTCTAATCTTGGATTTGAGGAGACTGTTGCAAACGCGATCGCGGACACATTCAAACTCAATCTCAAACATTGTAAAGTAATTACAACTTAGTTTGATTAATGCGATCGCGCGATCGCAATCAACCCAAAAGCATCTACTAGAAATAATAGGTGCTTTTTTATTTTAAACATTGACTAATAGATGTTGATAAGTTAAAATAGTTTCGTTGAGCTAATTAAAAAAAACATGAGTTATTTCACAGCAACACTCAAGCAAACAAATGTCCACATGGATAAAAGAAAAATCATAAAAGGTTCTTTCTTTTCCGAGACAACTTTGGTATATCTTGATGAATTTGGGAAATTTCATAACCCAATCTCAATTAAATTAAGTAAAACAAAAAATGGAATTTATTGTGTCTTAAAAGTTGTGTATGGAGAATATAATCTTCTGTCTGGAGGCTGTCGCTCACTGGAATGCTCTTTAGCAAAACAAGTTGCGATACAAGAAGCACTGGATAATGCAAAGATAGAAATATCTCCTGATTTATCCTCTGGCTTGCCGGGAATCAATTTTGGTTCTGAATGCGAGGAAAAGATTGCGATCGCGATCGCTCACGCTTTGGGATTAAACTCTGAACGATGGACATTCGTTAACTCCAGTTGGGAATAAATTCTACTTTTAACCATGAAGTCACTAAATAATTTTAGTGACTTTTTTGTTTACATTAATCCAAAAATACGGTAAAATACCTATGTTGAGTCAATAGGAAACTATGGAAAAATTAATTGAGAGCATTCGCACTTTTGATTCTGATACATTTTCTGCATCTAGTCAGAATTGGACAGAGGAGCAGGTAAAAGCGATCGCGGACAAACTAATAGAGACTTGGATTGTCAATAAAATTGACGGTCACGATCTATCGGAAGTCAGTGGAGAGTTAGGATTCCTTAATTCCGACGACAATGATGAATAGTCTCTAAATATCTTAATGAAGCCACTAAATAATTTTAGTGGCTTTTTTGTTTCAAATCTTGCTATTTTCTCTGAAAAGGTTTACAATAAACAGGTTGAGTTTCACTTAGAATTATGATACTACAGTTTACGCAGACTTATCACCAACAAACAGGTTTTGACAAATTCTGCAAAGAAAAAGATTTTGCGAGAGCTACAATTCTTGTAAATTACAGCAATGGAAAAATTTCGTATCCCGCTAAAGTAAAAGGATATATAACCAACAAAATGTTCTATTGTTTGGTTTCTGTTTCGGCGGCTTCTGAATTACATGGAGAAATTTCTTTGATATCGGGAGGTAAGTGTGAGGTTTCTGAAGAAAACTTTAAGCATTGGGCAATTCAAGATGCCCTAACCAAAGCAGGAATTACATTATCTTGTTCGTTGCCAGATAGCAACATCGACATGAGTGATATTGAGCGAGATGTATTGAAAGCGATCGCGCGATCGCTAAACCTAGAGAACTACGATATTCTCACCGTTCTCCCCTAAATTAATTTAGCGCACCTTTCATGGGTGCGTTTTTTGTTTTTGGGGTAAAATATTTATGTCAAATATCAACAAGAAGGAAGCGACAATGTTAAAACAAAAAGCAATTGAGATTTTAGAATTAAAAGGCTTTGAACAATATTACGGTGAAAACCAATTCACCGTTGATTACATCAAATGTAACAGTGAGGATATTTCTGACGATTACAATATCAAAATATCTTTAATCGAATGCCAAGTTTCGAGTAGCCTTATTGTTGAAATAATTATGGATAATGAAGGTATCGGAGCCGTAACCTTAAAAACTCTTGATGAAGTTCAGTCTCTGATTCCTTTATTTGCTGAAATAGCAATCCGACATCACCGACAAATTGTAGCAATAGAATCAGAAAACGAGGTAGATGAGTTCGCGGAATCAATGAGAGCGCATTATCTCGACAAAGCCAAAAAACATCTATCAACACATTAAGAGCGATCGCACCTGCTAAAATAAAATCAATCCCCAACTCAGGGCAAACAGTACACCGAGTTGGGGATTTTTTTATGTCTGATCTCACTATTCCGGCATTGGTTTTAGAATTTCAAATGCGATCGCTCTATGTACAACAGCTTCTCCAAGCAGAAGCCGGAATTAAAGAATATGATGCAAGTTGGCTAAAGAACACTGGGGAAGTAATGCGGGACGCGACCGGGAAGTTTGCTAAGAAGGGAGCAACCGTTGATACCCCACAACCGCAGGCGGGAGTTATGCCCGGAACGATGCAGATGCCAGGTTTAGGTCAGGCGCAACAAATGACCTGGACGGCAATGGATATGTTGGAAAATGGTTCTGAGATTACTGGTGATTTAATTCAAGGATTAGTTCAAGATCCTGGTTTCCGACAACGGGCGGGACTTGTTGCGGGATTGGCGGGGGCAAAGGCATTAGAGAAAATTTTAGAGAAAAGCAAAATTGATCCTCGGCTTGAAGCTAAATTAAATGATTTTATTGCGGAAGCGACTCAAAAATTAGCGGATGAATATGGGGACGATAAAGACCCGTTTGCTCAAGCTATTCGGACTGCGGGAACAGATGAGCCACCGCAGGGAGTTCCCTTTCAACAACGGATGGAGTATGACCTCGCTAAATACCAGGCTTATACTGAAGCGTTAAAAAATCCCAAGAAATATGACAAGAAGAAGGAATTGATGGGGAAAGCGGTTAAAGCATCAATCCCCGTTGTGGCTTATTTGGGATTAACATTGGGGCCAGAGGTCATAATTGGTTTGGTTATGAAGGAATCGCTTGAGGCTATTTTAGTCTCGGCTGCGGTCGGGCAGGCGGTTTCCTTTGGCGCGAACAAGGCAATGGATAAAGCCAATATTGAAAATCAATGGGTTCGCGCAGGGGTTGATCTGGCTGTGGGGATTGCTGCGGGTGGTTTGTTGGCTTCTAACAAGCATTTCAAGGTTCTGAGTAAAGCTGATCAAGCATCTCGGACGGGTAAAAAAGTTGCGGAAACCGCGATTAAGGCTACTGAGCAAGGGACTTTTTACGACAAACTTTCTAAACCCGTTAAAGAGTTCATGGATGCCCGTTCTAAGGATATTCTGGATTCTGTTAAACCGTTACAGGATATCAAACCCACTGGAATTAAACTTCCAGAGATGAAGGATATAGGATGGATTTCTAAGGGTAAATTCTTTCCAGATAGTGTGCTGTCTATTCCTAAAGAATTGCGATCGCTTCCCCCGAATTTCAGCAAGAATTTATTACTTAAAGGAACCGATTGGAATAACTTAAAAAGCGCATCTCCTAATTTTATTGATAACATCTTATTTGACGGGGCGGAAATCCTTCAATCCATCAGCAAAGGAAAAAATCAAGTCATGTCAGCCGTAGTTGACGGTGTTAAACGGAACATTCTAGTCGCCAAGGGTAAGGCTTCTAGGGGAATTAATGCTGCGGGTGAAGCAATTGAAGATGCTTTTTTGTGGTTGTTACCGAAAGGGATGGATGCTTTGGATGCGTCAGCTACTTGGGTTGATGATGTGGCTAGAAGAATGGATGATATTTATGAAAATAAAATAAAAACTTTTCGACCCAAGGTTGAACAGGATATTGATAATTTACAACGATCTATATCCGATGGGATTGAGAATCTTAAAATTGATGTCAGCATGAAAGTTGGCGAGATTGGTCAATCTTTTAATGATGGTTTGGATAGTGCTAAAAAAGCAGGGCAAAAATGGGTTGACGATACAGTTGAAACTCTTGAGAAGAAAACACAGGTAAACAAGCAATTTGTAAAAGAAGCTGAAGAAAAGGCAGAAAAACGTATTGAGGATATGTTCGATTCGTTAGAAGATTTGTACAAAAACAAAATCCAAACTATTAAACCCCGTATCAAGCAAGAGATGGATGACTTAGCAGAACATCTTTCTCAAGAAATTGATAAGTTGAAAATGCCTGATTTGACTGCTAAGTTTAAGGGTAAAAAGGCGATCGCGGATCAATGGGCTAAGGATGTTTCCGAGTCTATGGAAACTTTCTATAATAATGAAATTAACAACCTCAAGTCGAATATCAAGAAGCAAGTCGAGGATTTACAAAAAATTGCTTCCGAGGGAGTTGGTAGTGCAAAAACCAAGGTGCAAGATTACCAAAAGGTTACTAAACAATGGTCTGATGATGCTTCTAAAGCTCTTAAAGAGTTATATGAAAATGAAGTTAAGAATTTTCAACCCAATCTTCAAAAAGAAATGGCGGAGTTGAAGTCTTTGGTGTCTAAACAGGTTGGGAAATTAAAAAAATCAACTTCTTTGACTGCCGAGAATGTCGGTAAATGGGTTGACGATGTTTCGGGTACTCTCAAGAAGTTGTATAAAGAAAAATCTGCATCCTTAATGCAAGAAGTTAATACAAAAGCCGAGAAATTTAAAAAGGATTTCTCTGACAAATTGAACAAATTCAATACTGAATTAAATCAAAAAATCGAATCGGTAAAAGATTTAAGTTCACAAGCTCAAGATAAGATATTGTCTGAGTTCGTAAATACCTATATCAATTCGCTTATATTCTAGTTTGAACTAACTTTTTGCATTATGATTTTCTATTTTCTCTTGATCTTGCTCTCTGCGTTCTTTATAGCAAGATCAAGATTATACTCCTTGATCGCCAAACTCTTTTTAAGTTTATTTTTCGTATAGGTCGCAAAACTCAAAGAAGATTCTTCTCCTTGATCGGATATGATATCTTCTATTTTTTTAAGATAATCCTTTATTGATTGTATTTCTTGTTTGTGATTGTCAATATTCTGTTTTCCCAATACTGAGTCTAAATCAACCTCTTTAATATTGTTTTTTAATAATACTTGAATATCTAATCCGAGATATCTTTCTCTGTATATATTCGCCAAAAAAGTATCTATACCTTCTTCATAATTCTTTCTTAGTTTTAAAAATAAAGATAACACTTCTTTGTCGGATTCTTGGTTTTTCATTAGTTCGTATTCCATTTCGTTTAAACCTATTTTTACCTGCTCTCTTTTTTTGTAAATATCAACAGATTCTCCGTCCATTTTTTTAACTATTTCAATGTAATCATCGGAATTGATTTTCCTTTGTTTTTTAAAGAAATTCAATCCAACTTCTTTTAAGTCATCAAACGCTAGGTTGAATTTTTTATAGATATATCCTGTACTCATTTCTTCTGTGATTTTTGTAAATTCATTGTATAATTTAAGATCTTTTGTTTCTACATTTTGATCACCCAATATTCTTGCTAACATCTTTTTTAAAAATGGATCTTCAAAATATTCCATGTGATCTGTAACAGTGTTTAAATACAAATTATTTCTTGGTCTAAGGAAGTTTAGGTAAACATCATTTTCGGAAAGTATATTCGTAAAATCTTGGGCGGATGTCATTCCAGCAAAAGGACTCGCAATGGTTATATTATTTTTTGTTTTCACTCCCATTATTTTTAATATTTCACTGGCTTCTCTTGCTATTAATCCTCCGCCACAATACCCCATTAATGTCACTTCTTTTTCTGGATATTTTTTCTTTAAAGCAGCAACTTGAACGGCAAGCGAAATAGCATCCTCGTTATGGAAGTTCTTCATGGTTGCTTTAAAATATTCCCTTCCGGCTTTACCTAGTGCTATCAATTCTGTATCTTCTTTGGTTAAATCAGGTGCGAAAATTTTTCTATCGACAAAAGGAAAGAATACCGTCTTTTCAATTTCTTGGTCTTTGCTTCTATTTAATGTTAAAGCAATTAACTTGGACTGAGCTTTGTCTGTGTCTCCTGCCCCGCCAAGTGTAAATACAATATGATTGGATTCATCTAAATCTCTTAATACGTTGTTTTTTTTCAACTCTATTTTTTCAATTGCTTTACCACTAACAATATTTTCTCTCACATAATTATCAAAATTCGCAATAAAATCATCAACCCGTGATTCAGCTATTTTCGCAGATCTGTGAAATCCCAGTCTATAAATACCCCGAACATCCAAAGCTCCCGAAGTTGCTGCGGTTCCCACCAATAAATCAACTCCAATTCTTGCAATTGGATTATCAACTTCCGCTTTATCCATTACCTTATTTGCTGCAAAACTCCAGAATTGTCCTACCGCAGCATTGGTTAAAATAATTGCTAAATTATCACCCATAAACATCCCTATCCCAATTTCCGGTGCTAAAGTTGCCCCCAAAAACATAGCAATGGGAATCGTCATTGCCGCAGCTTTTCCCATCACCTGAACGAACGGAGGTTTGTCGGGCATATTATTCAGGTCATCTAACATTTTGTTATAATCGTACCCAACTTTATTAAATGCCCGAAGCAAATCCTTCCCTAATTCCTTGGGATCTCCCCCTCGCAAATTCATTAAATCTTCAGCCAGTTCCTTGTAAGGGTCTGGCTTAATTGCGTTAGGTAGTTCGGGGTGAAGTTCTTCCCACATATCGGCAAGCCTATCCCTAGCTTCTTGAGCATCAACCCCAAACATCAAATCAAGAAGTTTGTCGGTAAATTCGGGATTTGTTTCAACCAATTTATCCAATCCTTTAGAAGCCAATTCAACTAATTCACTAGAAACCTCAAGTTTCTTCTCGGCAATATCAGTTTTAACGTCCTCAACCTTTTGCTCAACCGCTTTTTGAACATTTTCCTTAACCTGTTCAGGATTCTGTGCTTGCTCCCTAATCGCCAATAACTTATTGACAATTTCCCGCTTCAAATCCTGAGCTTCCTGATCAACATTCTGGGTTACATTTTGAACCTGTTGTTGAATTTGCTGCGGTTGAGGAATAGAAACTTGAGGAACTTGTAATTGTGGCATTTGCATCCCTGGCTGTACAGGAACAGGCTGTTGCGGAACATCTACCGTTGTCCCTTTCTTGGCAAACTTCCCGGTCGCGTCCCGCATCACCTGTTTGGCTTCCGGCAACCAATCCGCCTCGTATTCCTTAATTCCGGCTTCTGCTGCAATTCGGACTCGCAGTAATTGAGCTTGGGCTTGTAATAATTCGCATAATCTAGCTGTGTCTGACATTGATTTTAATCCTTGTTTTGGAAATACAAATTATTATTTATGATTTTTCTTTTTCAAATCTTCCTTCATTTGTTTTTCTGTTTGTTTGAGTGACTTTAGAATTTCTTCTTGTTCTTTTTTCTCCTGAATTTCAAATTCTTTTTTGCGTATTCTGGATTTTTGAATGTTATCGGGCGTTACATCGTCAACATATTTAATCGTTTTAGAATCAATATCCAAATGATATCTATTCATTAACATTGCGGCTTCACGATAGGATTCTTCTATACCGTCAAAAATTTCCCCCCATCCTTTGCTGTAAAAATCAGAGAGACTTTGACTAACCTCGTCAAATATTTTATCTCTCTCACTGGTTATCTGTGACAATTCTTTTTTTTCTAAATCCTTTAAGTAATTCAACCCTTTTTTTCTTGACTTCATTTTCCCTAGTCTTTCTATAGACTCTTTTTTTGCCACCTCTCGTAAGCTAGTGTCCACATCATCCATACTTTTCTTGAATTTTTTAAACTGATCGCCATGAGTTAGATTTTGTATGTGTTTTTCTTTTGCCTCTAGTTTTTTGTAAACTGAATTAATTTTTTCCACTACAGGATTAAATTCGGTTTTAGGATCACGTTCTATAGCTCTAATTACATTACGAAGTTCTTCTTTTGCTAAGGAAATGTGAGATATAGCCATCTGTCCAGTACCTTCGGTCAACTTATAATACAGAAGACTCATTTTATTGGTATCAGAGGCAGCTTCAAATGTTTGCCCTATAACTGTTGATATCGACATAGGGCCTAACTTCTCTTGTTCTTTTAATACATCAGGATTAACGAAACGTAACCATCCATCTTTTACTTCTTCGACACTTACAGAAGCAAGATCCTTGGCTTTTTTAGCTCGAACAGTCTTGAATCCCATTACAGCCGTTCCGCCCGTTAAAGCACCAACAGCAAGCCCAATTCCCAGTCTAGCAACAGGATTATCAACTTCTAATTTATCCATTGCTTTATCCGCAGCAAATACCCCCGCTTCACCCGCAGCAAAGGCAATCAATGATTCCGTCAAAGAAAAAGCCGCACCTGCAAAAATCGCTTCTGGAATAATCGTAATACCGAGTCCTATAGCAATTGGAACGGATGCAGCAATAACCTTCTGAGCAAGTGACTCAACTGACGCAGGTTCTTCTTTTTCATAAACTTCGGGACTACCTAAAGCATCTTCATAAGCCTTGTATTTAGCAACCTGTAGCTCCAAACGTTGTTGCAAATTATCACCAGGGGGAAGATTACCGTGCTTACGAATAGCCTGAGCCATTGCACCCCCGTCATCCCCATATTCCTTAATTAAATCCTGATTAAATTTATTAATGTAGCTATCTAGTTTCTTAGTAAATTCAGGATTAACCTTTGCGGCTTCAGCTAATCGTTTAATTGCTTGCGCTCCGGTTTGACCCACTTCTAATCCCGCCCGTCTACGGAAATCCTTGTCTGTCAGCAATTTCTTCAGCATCTCAACAGAAACTTCACCCCCTTCCAATAACAGGGAAGTGACTTTTTTTGTATCTGAAATTGCTTGACCTACTTTTTCCTGCACCGTTGGGGGTTGCCCTGGTGTTGAGGTTTCTGATGTTGCTGATGAAGTCCCTTTCTTGGCAAACTTCCCACTTCCATCCCGAACTACGGTATCGGTATTCTTTAGCCAATCCGCCTTATATTCTTTCGTCCCTTCTGCTGCAATTCGGATTCGCAACAGTTGAGCATGGGCTTGTAGCAATTCACATAATCTAGCTGTGTCTGACATTTGTTTAAACCTTTGTTTTGGAAATAAAATTTAACTTGCTTTGTTCAGTCGAGATTCGCTGAACATTACCCTCCTCCTTAACCATCTTCTCCTCAGATTGGGAGAGGATTTTTTTATAGTTATTGGGTAACTCGACCTCAGACCGAAACACCATAACTTTACTAACAAAATCAAATTGGTTTTCTGCCCCGATCGCACTCCTAATCTTCGGCATCAACCATCCCAACTTATCCCTCAATTGAGGATACTTAACTTGATAAGGTTTAGGCGCAACATCAATCACCGTCCCAAAAGCCCGATTCTGAACACAGGTTTTACCCCGATTCAAAATAATAATTGTATTGTCTTGGGGAACCGCGATCGCATCATAACCCAACAAACTAGCCAACCGACCCGGATCTTCCAACACTAACTTAATATCTTTAGGAATATCTTTTTCCTTAAAGTGCTTCATCAACGACTCATGGTAAGTCGTCAACTTCTCAAGAGTAATATTTTTAGCATCCTGAGCTAAACTCATTCGCATCACACAAGACCCTAAAAACACTCGGTCTACCGCTAAAAAGATGCTTCTCTCTTTGTAGTAATTGATAGATGCTCCCGCCGATGCAGCAACTTCCGGTTTCCCTTTCCCTACTACCCCATAACAACCATTCCCAAATATTCCAGCATCCGTAATAAAGAAGCCATTTTTATATTGTTCAAACAATTCAATTCCCGTATATTCGGTTTGACTCCGTTTTCTGGGATTGAACCAATTCTTAAACCCTTTTAATATTTCAGTTTCCTTAGACTTTATCCTTTGATCTAATTCTTCCTGAGAAACAATCGTTGGCAACTCATTGAGTCCCATGATCCGATTCATGGCATCCTGCAAGTAATCACTCTGCTTGAAAAACTTAGAGTCAACGTTTTCATCTTCCTTGGATAGAAGTTGGGAAAATTCGTTAATCTCTTTGCTGAATTTTAATAATTTATTCTGGTCTAACTTTTCAAAGAAAGGAACAATTTTATCTTTTTCTGGATTAAAGGACTTAAATTGATCTAATAAATCTTTGTATTTTTTAGCGACATCCTTAGCAAACAAATTCAGGGTTTCATTTAATCCGAATACCTGTGACTTGTATTCATCAATTTTCTCGTAAATCTCCAATTCCAAATCACTCAAAAATTCCTCGAACTGCTTAACTTGCTTCTCCTGACGGGATACCTGTTGGTTAACCCGCTCCCGCATCTTTTGGTTAGCTTGAGCGATCGCAATTCTTTTCTCTGTCTCCTCAGATTCCTTCTGATCCTGTTCAGTAATAATCCGTTGAGCTTCCTTTTTTAAGTCCTCATGGGATTGTTTGGCTACCTTTTTGGCATTGGCGGGAACAGGAATGGGGGCTTCTACCTGAGTGAGACTGGAAATATCATTACGAATTTGACCAAATAAGGAAGGGTCTAACCCTAGTATTTTCCCCATCTTTTGATCGGACAAAGTTTTATCTTTATCGGTAAAATCCTTACTCAATTTGACATTGCCAACATGGGCAACAATTCCCCCCGCCAGAAATCCCACCACTAATTTAGAAGCATCCCGTACTGTTGGGTCTGATACCTGCACTACTTCACTGGACTCATGTTCGAGGGTATCAACTGCTTCCGCAATTACAGACGAGTCCACAATCCCATCCCACCGAACCCCCTTTTCATAAATCAAGGGAATTAGGGTTTCGGGGGGAAGTGCGATCGCTAATCCAACACCAACAGGAACAGCAGAAGCCATTGTTTGACCAAGTAGCCGTTGCTTGTTTTCATAAAATTCAGATTGTTGAATTGCTTGGCAATAGGCGTAATAACGTGCGATCGCAAATTCAAGTTTTTGGTCTAACGGTGCGGTAGTAGGTAATACGACAACTCCCTTACGAATAGCTTGAGCAATAGGATTAGTAGTATCCCCGTATTGGTCAGACAATTCCTTAGTTTCTATATCCAACCAATCATCAAACGCTTGAGTTAGCTCAGGGTTATCGCCTACCGACAACATAACCCGTTTGATTAATTTCGCCATCGGTTGATTTTCTTCTAATTTGCAGCGATCGCAGAACATCGGGTCAGCAACCAATTTCCGCAACGATTCAGTAGTAATTTCTTCCCCTTGTTGAATCAGGGTATCGAAATCGTTAACCTGTTGCATCTGGGCTTGTTGCTGTTGTTGTATCTGCGCTTGCTGCGGGTCAACAGGTGGCATTCCTGGTTGTGGGGGTGCGGGGGGTGGTGGCATCATCGCGTTCGCCAGTATTAACAGGTGCGATTGGAATTTAGCGATTAATAGGAGTTGTTCGTTCATAATTTAAAGTCCCAAGGTTTTATTAAATGCTTCATTAAGTTGTTCGTTAAATTGCTGATTTCGTTTTGTGCGTTCTAACCCCACAACTTCATCGCTATATTTTATAGATTTAGAGTCAATATCTAAGTGATATCTATTTAAAGTCATTGCTGATTCACGGTAAGTATCTTCTAATTCTTTATATAAATCACCCCATCCTTTATAATATTCTGATATTTCACTTTTTGCTTTCTTCGCAAACTCATTATCTATTTCTCCCAAAGAAATAGCTTTATTTAATTTTTCTAAATCTTTTGTATCTGAACTCCAACTATTAAATGCGTCAATCCAATCATCGTTAGTTTTTTTAGCTCCCTGATAAAGATCGGTTGTAATATTAGTTAGCCTATCTTTTTTTTCGGTTAGTTTTTTTATAGTTGCTTCAATTTTGGGTGCAGCAGAGCTAAAGCGGAGAGAATATTCACCCGGATTCTTTGATAAAGTTTTGATTTCATTAAGATTGGATTCTAATCCCTTTATCGTATTCTCAATATCTTCTATTTGCCTGGAATAAGCTGCCATACCATTCTCTATCTCGTAAGATAATTTTCTGGCGCTATGTATGCTTTTTCTGTCAAGGTTGTAAAAATCACTATCTATATCCACAAAAGCCTTGAAAAACTTAGTATTTTCGGTGGCAATATCTTTAGCTTTTTTAATCCGTTTAAATTGAAAAATTGCAGCAGGAGTTCCCCCCGCCAAAGCTCCTACAGCGAGACTTATACCCAATTTAGCCATAGGATCGATATCTAATTTGTCTACCGCTTTACTAGCAGCCCAACTAGCAGCTTCACCCGTAGCAGCAGCAATTAGGCATTCTGTCAAAGAAAACGCTGCACCTGCAAAAATTATTTCCGGTGCGATCGCAGCACCAATACTAATAGCTAAAGGAATAGCCGCAGATATAAGTTGTTGTTGTACTGACTGAACGGGTTTAGGATCTTCCTTTTCGTAAACTTCAGGACTTTCTAGGGCATCTTCTAAAGCCTTGTATTTAGCGACATGAAGTTCCAATCTTTCTTTGAGATCCTTACCAGGGGGAAGATTACCGTGCTTACGAATAGCCTGAGCCATTGCGCCCCCGTCATCCCCATATTCCTTAATTAAATCCTGATTAAATTTATTAATATAACTATCTAATTTTTTAGTAAATTCAGGATTAACTTTTGCGGCTTCAGCTAATCGTTTAATTGCTTGCGCTCCGGTTTGACCCACTTCTAATCCCGCCCGTCTACGGAAATCCTTGTCTGTCAGCAATTTCTTCAGCATCTCAACAGAAACTTCACCCCCTTCCAATAACAGGGAAGTGACTTTTTTTGTATCTGAAATTGCTTGACCTACTTTTTCCTGCACCGTTGGGGGTTGCCCTGGTGTTGGGGTTTCTGATGTTGCTGATGAAGTCCCTTTCTTGGCAAACTTCCCACTCCCATCCCGAACTACGGTATCGGTATTCTTTAGCCAATCCGCCTTATATTCTTTCGTCCCTTCTGCTGCAATTCGGACTCGCAGTAATTGAGCTTGGGCTTGTAATAATTCACATAATCTGGCTGTATCTGACATTTTTATACTCCATGATTGATTCGAGAAATTTCTTTTAACATTTCCTGTATAGTTTTTACCGAGTCATTCCACGCTGCGGTGATTAGTTGTTGTTTTTGGAGTTGATTTGGAGTTAGAGTTGTTTTTAATTCATCGGCTAACGATAAATACATTTTATCAAACTCTCGAATAACATCATCTAGCTCAGCTTTAGACAGTTTGTTTAAATCAGAAGGCAACTGCTGAACGAGATGTCCAAAACTATCGGAAAACATTTTGTTGTATTTCAGCGCAGGAACCGCAACTTCCTCAACAACCCCACTGCTATATCGAGCATAAACAACAGTTTTTGCTAAATTTGCTGATATAGCTGCGATCGCAATTTCCGACAACAAATAAGTTAACAATGCCCAAAACAGAAATTCTGCAACCTCACCCGGATGGGATTTAACGTAATCCGTTGCAACCTTAGCGGTATTAGCAATATTTCCAACTGGATCTTTAATAAAATCAGTAAACAGGTTAACCATGTCATCAGTGAACTTTCCGCTATCTGGGCCAAATACCTTACGGATCATATCCCCTAACGCGGTCTTTTTGGGTTCAACCTGTAACCAAAATTGATTGTTGAGTTTCTTCTTTTCTGTTGGGGTTAAATTATCAACCCAGGATTGAATTGTCGCAAAAGCATTAGTAGTAATTGATTGTCGAGGAGTTGATTCAGTAGGAGTTTCCGCCCCTTTTTTAGCAAACTTCCCCGTCGCATCCCTCATCACCTTTTTGGCTTCCGACAACCAATCTGCTTCGTACTCTTTTACCCCTGATTCCGCAAGAATTTGAATCCTCAATATTTGGGATTGCGCTTGCATGATTCGACATAAATAGGGAAGGTTTGTAGGCATATTAAAATTACTAACGCCAGGTTTCCCTGGCATTAGATTTTACTTTCCCGTCCACTTAATCAATGCTTCCAGTTGCTTATCACTCAACGATCTTTGAACAACAGACCAATCAAGAGGGCGCATCGCCTTTAATTCTTCAGCTAATTTAATTGGAATTAACCGAATTTGATTGTTGATTTCCTTGGGTTCAGAATCATTCAGCAACTTTAAAATAATCTCTTGCTGTTCTGGTGTCGCAGTTAATATGCTTAAAGCAGGTTCCAATTCCAGAACATTTCCAGAGACAACCGCTTTACGTTCTACAACTGGATTCTCAGCTTGAGGAACATTGGGACTGTAGTATTCACAATAACCATTTGAAATCAACCAATCTGCAACGGATTGAGAATTAACAACGAGCATTCCAGTAACTCGCTGTACCCAACCGTAGTTCGGGATATAAACAGTAGTCTCATCAGAATTTCTCCATCGATCCGTGATGGATAAACCAAGAGTTTTAGGCATTTTTTTAACTTAAATTGATCGACAGTATCCGTGCGATCGCAACCAATTTGCTGCACGGGAAGAATAGACAACAACTTTATTTCCACTTCTTTGTACCCAGCCGTAGCCAGGTACAGGAAGATAGAACGGCCCAGCTTGTCGCCAACGGGGAGTTACAGCTAAAGAAATAGGAACCATAAAAATCCTTATTAGATCATGGTCGGCGGTACAATTGCTGTTCCAGGGGGTGCGGTGACACGCAAGCGGTAAACACACTGACCTCGGTTACGAATCCAAGGTGTACCATAAAGCAAGATCATCCGCTTGGCTAATCCGGGTAAGCCATTGATAACGTAGGACAAGTCAAAGATTTGTGGGTCAAAAGTTCTTGCACCACCATGAGGATAAACCCCACGCCATTCAATCTTGGACATATCGCAAATCCAATATTCAATCACGTCATTCGATGTCCCACCACCATACTGATCCTCAAGGAAAGGAGTAGGAACAATATCAACTTGATCGTTATTGGTCGTCAGAATCGACGGGACAATTACCCCCGGTGTAATCCGAGAAGTATTTTGCCACATCTGTAATCGGCGCATCTCATTCCCTAACAACCTCGCCCCAGCGCCAGAACAGAAAATCACGTTCGGCATAGAGATGAAGTTGGGGTTCATGGAAGCCCGAACACAAATTCTATCAATCTCATCGTGGAGAATGTCGGGCGGATCAGTTGTTACATCTGCCGTAAATACATTTTCCGCAGGAATTTGAGCGCCCAAACCATTGAAAGACAGAGGATCAAGAGCAGCTTGACCTTGAAACAATTGGCGTTCGAGGAAGATCAAGGTTGCCTTGATCATGTCATCTGTTAGAGCAGCCTCTTGTTCCCCATAAATCCGTCCCTGTTGTTGGTACATGGACATCGCAAAGTGATCGATGTCAAAACTTGCCACGATCGCTTTAACTTCTTGCCCAGGGTCACTCAAGTCGGGAGCATAGGAACCGGGCGGGTTACTGGGGTTAGTAGTTAAGTTACCCCGGTTCGCAAAAGACACGGTTGGCCAGTTTAACCGACGAATCTCTTGGACAACGGGAGATTCCGCAGGATAACGATTATTTTTTAATCGATCCCAAAATTTGGTTAACTTTTGGCGATAGTCATTAATTACAGGTAGGAAATCTTGGCGGATGATCATCCCCCCATTTAGCCCCGCACCCGCTTGTAACAAATCCTTTTGGATAGTATCAATATCCTGAAACGAAAGCGAAAATTGATTAGACATTAGTAAACACCTAGTTGATTTTTCAGGAAGGAAACCTCATCGGTCAAAGCAATTCGACCTGGGCCAGTAATGCCTTGTTCTTCCATTAAGGACAGTCTGGCTTCTGCTGCAATCAATTTCTTCTGAAGATCGTTGGGGCCAGGAGTTTGACCTTGAGCAGCGATCGCGGTTGGAGCCATAGAAATCGGGGGAACTGCGCGACGAGGATTGATTGCATCCTTAACTTTGGTGTCAATCACTTGGCCAATCTTTTCGAGGAACTCTTTTTGTGACATTTCTTCGTTTTCACGACGACGACTCGCTTCAATCTCAGCATCCTTTTCTCGCCGTTCGGCTTGAATCGTTTGCATAACTTGAGTCAATTCATCGATCCGCGAAGAATCGCGCTGAGAAGTTGCCGCGATCTGATTCAGGATCGTGTTCATCGTATTCAGTTGTGCTTCCATTTCGGTGTTGCCCATAACCATAGCCTGTTCCTCGTTAGTGGATGAAGAAGCTGCAATTTGCGCTTCAAAATTAGTTTTTTGATAAGTGGCTCGATCTTTAAATAGAACGTTTGCACCCAATAATTCGAGGTCACGGATCTCGAAGACTTTGCGCCCACCTCTGTCAATTACTGCCCCGTTTGCCAAAGCGTTCATAGACATTCCCAGATGTCTTTGATTCGCTAAAATCAAGCCCACCTTTTCTTTCTGACTCCACGGGAATAAGTGGCCGTGAACAACAAAGTTACTGCCTTGAATTTCCGCATTGGTCATCACCCCAGCAATATTGGGGTTGGAATGTTTAGAGAGGGTGTCATCAACATCAATAGGTAGTCCGCCCGATGATGCGATCGCTTGTATTAAAGGTTCAGCAACAGTTCGGGAAATAAATAGGGGATAGTCCGACCCTTTAGATGGGGATGATTCAGAGGGTTCATCCATTCTGAACAGAATCCCAGTAAACGGGATTTTATTTGCCCTGCGTTCGGCTTCAACCTCAACCAAAGATTCATCTTCTTCTAAGGAGGCAGCGATCAGGCTTTCACAATCAATTCCCCAGTCAAAACTAAGATCAATTAATTGCTCCTGAGATTCCGCTTCAACTTGAACTGTCTCGGTTGAATCAAATTCAAACTCAGGAATTTCTATTGGGTCGGAGATTGCGATCGCTTCTTCTGGTTCTTCGCTAGAAGATAAGTAATAAGGATCTACTGCGTAAGGCTCTAAGACGTGATCGGGATTATAAGCTCCGGGTTTTTCTGGTTTTGGAACAGTTGACATCTCTTGAGCTAGTCCCAACAGAATTTCATGCAAAGAACGAACTTCTGTTTGAATTTGCTCAGAGGGACTTTCGCTGTCGTCACAACACTGGATACACCAATGCGCTCGTTGCTTGAACAACGCCAAAGCACTATGCAAGCGCAACTTCCAACTTTCAGTGGCATACACATCTAAAAGTGGAGCCATCCCTCGCATTCCCGATGCCTCAACTTCCTCTACTTCTTCCTCCTCCAGAGCTTCCTGTAAGTCATCTTGAATCGACTCAGGAATTAACTTTTTTAAATCCTGAGCAGTGATGACATTAGAATCGGTCAAAATCGATCCAATCTCAGAAAATAGGGATTTCAGTCGGCTGGCATTGCGTTGAGAAAGAATCTTTCCTTCCGCTTGTAAAGTTTTTGACATATTCAATGCAAAAAGCGGGGCCACTAAGATTAATTAGTAGCCCCGCTTTTTGGGATAAAGTTATTTGTGTTTATTATATATCATTTTAAGTTGGTTGTTGCGGATCGTTTTTTCCATCCATTGACTTACCATCAGCAAATTTATTCCCAACTTCAGGTGGTAATGGATTTTCTTTAACCCTGCGTCTAGCCTCATCCTTGGTAATAATATTTTCTTTAAATAGGTCACGGGCAACAGAAGCCTCCTCGGATTCTTTGCGGGGTTCGGTGTCACTGATTTTAATAGCATATCCTGGTTGGTAATAGTTAACCAGGTTTGTACTCAATGCCTTGAGGTAAAGAGTGCTGACAGGGAGAATGGATTCTTGGAAAGTGCGATCGCTTGCCGTATCTAGTGTTGCCCGATTATCGTGAGGATCAACCCCAAAATCTCGCTTGTCAATATTGAAACACAGGGCAATGATATTGGCTAGATAATTCGTAAACTCTAACATCAAATCATCAACGGTTTTTGCCCCTAATTTTTTAATATCAATATCACCCGAAACAATTTCATGCTTGCCTGTTCCCGTAACATTGTTTCTCCAGTGAGATCTAAATAATTCAAGTTCTTCTTGAGTCCCATCTTTTAAACAAATCAAATAATCCCTAACAGGGTTAGAAGCCACTCGATTCTGATAATTCCTGGCTTCAGACCACTCGCACATTTCCTTGTAAGCCAACTTAGCAGGAGACATCGCTGACAGACTACCGTTACTTACCCTGTGCTGAATCATGAAAATATTTTCCGAGAAATAAGCACGGGATTTTTCGTAAATCACTTTCCCCCACTGATTTTGGGGATAATAATAAAACTGTGGGATTAACCCTTCGATATGTGGCTCCCACTCAGGATTAAAGACTAAATCTTCTGCGGGCAGAGAATACCAACTAAATGAATTGGCTTTAGGATCATTACTTATACCAGGCTGACGTTCAATAAAAGTTGTCCCAAAAATCAACAAATCCTTAATAGCTTTTTTAGTCGTTTCAAAATAAGTTCCTTGAGGAAAAAAGTTTGGACTTTCAATTGATGCCTCAATTCGGATGATTTTCTCGTCAACCACATCCGAATCATCTTTATTCTTGTGATCGTAAACCGTCCAAGGCAACAAAGCTACGCCGTCACTAACTTTCTCTAATGCCTTTGCAAACAAAGGTTGCTGCTCACACCATTGTCGAAACTGCTTAGGGGTAAAATCCTCAACTCGCTCTGGGTTCCTTTTTCTTGCAAAACTCGCGTTAAAATTATCGTTATAAATATCAATCTTATTAGGGCGATCCCACCCAACTAAATTTGTAAGTCGGTAATCGGGAAGTCCTGGGGTTGTTTCTTCGGGTAAATTATAATCGTAATTGGATGGGTATGTCATGAGTTTAGAAGAATTGCAGAAACGCAGAATGAATCGACCATCCGCCCCTGTGATTTATGGGAGGGATATTTCAAGGATACCTCATGAAACTACAGTTTATGACGGTAGACCCCTCCCAGTTTTCCTTTTGGACAATGACGGAAACCCTGACAAATTCCGCCAATTCCTTTGGAATAACCGAGTGGGGTCTGTTTACGACGATCTAAAGGCAGGTCAAGAAGTGAAAATATTAAATCAATCCAATTCCTTCTCGAAATATATAGAAAATTAATTATTTTGACTTCGGCTGATTATTTTCAATCAGTGTAATAATTGAAGTCAGTTGATTTTTGATTTGTTCCAGATTGTCTTCTCTCAAAGAAATTTGAATTATTGTTGAGATATGGCTAAAAAGTAAGTTGCGATTACTGATTTCGGATTTTAAGTCAATAATTTGTTCCTTGAGAACTGCTATTGTATCGTTCGCCGATATAATCCTAATTTCATTTTCTGAGATTTTTTGATCTTTTTGCTGATTTTGAAGACTAATTTCTTCTAGTCGCATTTTGTTGTTTACAATAGCGGTTTTGGTTGTATCTTGATTTAATCTTACAAACTGAGCAATAATCAACGGAATTGTTGAAATAAAAATAGATGCTAAAGCTATTAGTTCATTGTTGAAATCACGATTATAAATATCTACCGGAGCGCGATCGCCTGTAGAAGAAGGTGTTACTTGACTCAACGTAAAAGGCATTAATAATATTCCTTGAGATATTTTACCCACCGATGGCGAAAAGTATAACCAGAGATTAAGCAAAAAGTTATCAAAAGCATCTGCAACTTTGATCCAAGAATAATTGCTATTGGCAATCTTACGAATAAAAGAAATAAAGTGCAAACGAAAGAAAATAATAGATACCATCTCATTTTATCTCCATCAGGGGGAATAATATACAAACCAATAGCACCTCCTCCTAGCCCTAACATAAAGCCCCTGAAAAGACTAACATTCTGACTCAAGAAAACAAAAACCCCTACAAATATTTGGTGGTTTTGAATGGATTCATTGGTTTTGATATACGCAAAAATTTCATCTCCCATACTAAAAGAGTTCCAAAACAATGCTGTAACAAACATTAAAAATGCTTCAGGATTGTTGGCAATATGCTTAACCACAGTGGAGACGCAAACAAAAATCGTTGCGTATTCTTTTCCCAGAAGAACCCTTCTGGTTGTATTCCATCTTGACATACCAGTTTCCTTAATCATTTTTTCCATAGATAATCGCTTTCAATTCGGCAATAAGCTGAATACAGAAGAATAAATTAAAAAACGTTGTTGCCACTAAAATAATCTCAAAAATATCCCGATTTACAGTAGATATAATTGCATCGCAAGACTGAATACCTAAACCAATCAGCAAGGGGCTGAGTTGCCTAGACAACGTTCGTTTATCTTGCTTCAGTATAACTCCAATAGATATTACGAGTAAGCCGTGAATCAATAGGAGAAAAAAGATGATAATCATGTTTATTTCTTTATAAGTATTAACTTATATTTGCCAACGGTAGGTGGTACAGAAAAAATGATTGTCAACTGTTCTTTCTCTGGGTAAAAGTCCGCTTCCACTTGTTCACCTGATTCGTTATCAATAACCCACCAATTTATAATCTCAAATCCGGTTTTAACTACAAAAGTCTTGCTTGAACCGTTGCCTAGATTTAATCTTACGATCTCAGATTCGCGCTCACAGTGCAAATCAAATAAATGATTTGCACAATTTTGATGTAAAGGCAAGTTAGATATCGGAGCAACAGATACAGATATTGCCATATTAAACTCCTAAGATTCCGAGTGATATCAAGTCATCAATCAAGGCTTTTAGCCTTTCTGCGACTTGAGTTGTTGTGGCAGTTGATGTTGCGATCGCTGATCTTGTAGCAGTTCCAGTTGAAGCTGTCCATCCAGTTCTTGATGGATTAGAACCTGCGATCGCTCGACCATAGGCATCAACCTGAACCGAACGATAGGTTCCTGCAACAACTCCTGTTGTTGCTAAGTCAATACTGTCAGGATTAACTACAATCCGAGAACTGGAAGCAGTCACAACATCTACTACATCACCAGTGCGAGTCAATCCGGCTCCCCCAGCAACTTGTCCTGCTGCGGTAACTTGGGTAAACGTCAAGGCAGTGGTATCTAAAGTAATAGGATTAGCTGTAATTAATACAAATCCTCGATTTGCATTAACAGTCCCTTCCGACACAAAAGCATAAATTCCATTAACAACCTCTGCACTTGTATCAGCATCCGTTGTGCGAGTTAAAACCCATGCGACCGATCCCGAACCCACCGTTGTTACGGTATAAATCCCATTTTGGGTTCCAGTTGTTTGATTTTTAACTAATACTCGATTACCAACAGCTAAAGCCACTCCATCAATTGATAAAGCCGACAAGGCTCCTGTATTGGTTAGGGTTTTGTTTGTACCATTATAGGAAGAAGTTAAGTTGGCAGTTGTCGCAACTCGAACTGACACTAAAACCTTTAACCCTGAAATTAAGGTGTCAACGGTATTTTCTAACTCAAAGATTCGGCTTTGGAGGGCAATGATTGCACTTGAATTTGATAGTACGGTTTCAGTGACTTCCTCTTTAGCTAAGGAAAATCCTCCCAATTGAATACCATCATGTATTCTGGCTGTTTTTCTTTCTAAATCAATAGTTAATTCACCCTCCGATCCCATATATACGTTGTTTTTGGCTGTCGTCCCCCTTTTGTGTTTTACAGTTGGCATTACAACATCACACCCCCATCAATAACAGCCAAAGCAGTCATCACAAAAGCTGTTGTTGCTAATTGAGTCGTACTTGTCTCGGCAGCAGCAGTAGGGGCAGTTGGAGTTCCTGTTAATGCGGGGGATGCTAATGGTGCGGCATCCGTAATCCCATATCCAGCTAATGTTGTGGGGTTGGTTCCTGCCGTTGCTCGACCATAGGTATCAATAGTTAAAGAGCGATAGGTTCCTCCTGCAATCCCAGTTGTTGCTAAATCAATATTGTCAGCATTAATTACAATTCGGCCCGTGGAAGCCGTACCAACATCAATTGAGTTTCCGGTCTTAGTTAAACCCGTACCCGCAGTGATTTGTCCTACTGCTGATTGAACAAAAGCCGTTGTTGCTAATTGAGTCGTATTTGTCGCTACAGTGGCAGTAGGGGCGGTTGGAGTTCCTGTTAATGCGGGGGATGCCAATGGTGCGGCATCGGTAATCCCGTATCCGGCTAATGTCGTGGGGTTGGTTCCTGCTGTCGCTCGACCATAGGTATCAATAGTTAAAGAGCGATAGGTTCCTCCTACAATCCCAGTTGTAGCTAGATCGATATTATCAGGATTAACTACAATTCGGCCCGTGGAAGCTGTACCAACATCAATTGAGTTTCCGGTCTTAGTTAAACCTGTACCCGCAGTGATTTGTCCGGCCCCACTAAATTGAGTCCAAGCTAAAGCGGTGGTATCAAGAGTAATTGGAGCATTTGTCGCTAAAACAAATCCCGCATCTGCATTAGTAGTCCCTTCTGAGACAAAAACAAAAGTTCCCGTAGGTAATTCACTGCTTAAATTCGCGTCAGTAGCGCGAGTCAAAGTCCAAGCAACCGCTCCTGAACCCACTGCTGTTACAGTATAAATTCCATTCTGACTAGCAGTGGTTTGATCTTTAACTAAAACTCGATCATTAAGAGCTAAAGTTACACCATCCAAAACGAGAGCAACTAAGGTTCCCGTATTCGTAAGAATCTGAGAAGCGTAAGATGCAGTTAAATTAGCAGTTGTAGCAACTCTAGTCGCATCTTTTACATTCAATCCCTGTCGAGCAGCGTCAGTCGCGGCTTGGACAAAAGCCGTTGTTGCTAATTGAGTTGTATTTGTCCCGGCAGTAGCAGTAGGGGCAGTTGGAGTTCCTGTTAATGCGGGGGATGCTAAGGGTGCAGCATTCGTAATACCATATCCAGCTAATGTCGTGGGCTTACTTGCTACTTCCGCAAATGCAACATCTCCCCAGGTAATTGATCCTGCTGTTGCGCCAGCCTTTAGAACCTTGAGGTTATTACCTGTTCCTGTCGCTGGGACATGGAGACTACCATCTGCTGTTGGGTGAATGTAATTGTTAGCATTCGCTTCAATTCCATCAATTTTTGATTTATCGGAAGCAGATAAAAATCCTGACAATCCCGTTGTTGCATCACTGTGAGAGTGAATTGCATCAGCCTTACCAGCTAAAGAAACTGTCAAGTTAGAAACATCTGCGATCGCGTGAACGTGGGTGGCTTTTGCTAAAGCTGTCCCACCTGGAGTTGTCCCATCGTGTACGCGAACATTTTTAACATCTGTGTCAACAGTAATTTCTCCCGATTGACCCGTGTAAACATCATTTTTTGCGGTCGTACCACGCTTCAAAAGAATTGTATTCGGCATGACTAAAGTAATCCTCCATCTAGTGTTTGGTGTGTTAAATAAAACTCAATATTATTTATGTCTCCAATTTCATGATCGTGAATAATATCAGCTTTTTTGTTCAATTCTTCCTGCAATTTAGCGATTATTACTACGTTGCTTGGATCATTCCCTTGGGAGACGTTGAGAATTGTATTTTGACTTAAATCTAGGTTCGATAAAACTCTAATTGACATAAGATTACTACCTGTTTACAAAAAAATATGGCTAAATGATTAGCACAGTTAACCATATTTTTCAAACCTTAATCTTAATTACGCTGCTTTGTTAACAGCGACCATCACAAGTTTGTATGCGTTAGAGGTAGGAGCAGAACCAAAGGTTACTGAAACTGCATTAGCAGACACTCGTTTGATTTGTGCTTGAGCAAACTCACCGTCAGACACGCGAATCAGGGCTGGCATAGCAGCTAAATCGGTGTTTAAGTTGTGAGTGACTGTATAAGTAGTGTCCACGCCATTACCAACTAAAGCGGTAAATTCTTCCGCAGCACCCAAGGTTTTACGAGCTTGAGCAACACTGGCGTACTGAAGAACTCCTCCTCCAGTTAATTCCAGTCCCGTCGAACTAGCAACGGATAAATCGTGGATCGAACGAAACTTCTGAAAGGTTAATGCAGTGGTTCCAAGGGAAATTGCATCTGCTGTGATCAGCATCCAAATAACTTGGTTTAACAGATCGCCACCCGTAACACCAACCAACATCCCGTTGGTCATTTCGGCATCGGCATTGGCATCTGCGGAACGTTGTAAACCAACCCCGGCCACAACCTCATAAATACCATTCTGAGATGCGTCAGTTTGGGCAGTTAACAGAACCCGAATTCCAGCACTCAAGGTAACACCTTGAATAGCAGTTCCGATCAGTGCCACGCCGGAAGCTAAGTTCACGTCAGTAGTCGCAGCAACTTGAACAGAGTCTTTGAAGTCGCGGTTATTAACAGCAGCTTGAACTTGTGCTTCTAAGGTTGCGATCGCGCTAGACAGGTTGGTTTCAACGGTATCAACACGACCATCAACAGTGTCAATACCAGTTTGAAGGATACCAGTTTCAGTGTCTAATTTTGTTTTGGTGATCGCAGAAGTAGGATCGATGGAATCAACAACCCCCACAATGGGGTTACTAGACATATCAACACTGTTCTGAAATAAAATAGCCATATATCTTCCTTAAACTTAGGTAAAACAATTGTTGTAGGATGGACTTACTGCTCCTAAAATCGAAACTGCAATTGAGTTAAGAGCAGGAGGAGCAGAAAATTCAACTCGGATAGTATTTTCATCAACCGGATACTCCTCAGCAAAAATTGTTGACTGGGGATGAGTCCGATCAAAGACCTTAACGAATGGATATAATTGACCGAGATTGTGTTGAAAAAGGAAAGATGTTTCGATCCCGTCCCCAACATAATCAAAAGAAATTTGTTCCACACATCCGAGATTTTTACGAGCAGTTCTTGGGTTGTCAGCGCCCGTCCCACCCTTACAAATCGGAAGAATTGCAAAGGTGCTGCTCACTCGTTCATAGGTGAGAATACTCTCCCCTAAAACAATCGGGTTGGGCGCACTGATTAGTTTCCAGATACCGGGATAATCGCCTTCTAAAACCTCAATTTCCATCCCTGGAAATTCAGATGCTTCATTAGCGTCAATAGATCGTTGCCAAGCTCCGCTTCCTACGACAAAGATGCCATTATTAACTCCATTTGCTGTCAATAAAACGCGATCGCCTGCCACCAATCCCACACCTTGAACAGCGATTTGCCCACCTGTTTGAATGTTGACGGGTTCTGTTATCGCCAGAGCAACAGGGACTTTCTTGTTCTGTGAGGAAATAGTTGCTTTTAAAGCCTGGAGTTCCTGGTTAACAGCGTTTAAAAGTTGGGCGTAATTCAAGAGTTGAATTTGTGCCGATTCCAAACGAGATTCTATGGCTGTTATGTAATCTAATCGGACTGCATCGGCAGGAGCAGATGCGATCGCAAGATTAGAAATCCGGTTACTGTTGGCATCTAAGTCAGAAGCGAGACGTGGCATTATTCATTACCTCTAAGATGTAATTGGCAACAGATCCAGAACATCTGAAGATAAAAGACCTTCATCAATATGAGCCTGTAAGCTATTGCGAACGTCAATTATCGGAGTTTCTTCTGGTAACTCACTCAAAGGAGGGTAATAACACAAAAGGTCATCACGCAAACACAATACAAGGGGACTTGTAGCATCTAAAACTCCAACACTGGTGTTGTAGGATGCTTTTTCGATAATAGCTACATACCCACGATCATTGATGGTATAAATCAGTTTTCCCATGACTTTATTGTTAATAAAATAAACAGCAATTAAAAGCTAAACAGAGACACCAACAACAAAACCTTGTTGATTATTGTTTTCTAGTTTCTTACCCAAAATGTTGCCTGTAGTTGCTGCATCTGAACCAACAACTTTGATTAATCCTCCGTCAGACCTGTAACCATACTGACTATTATTTTGAGAGACACAATTGGGTGCTGTAATTTCCCCGTATACGCTATAAAAACCACACCCCCCATTCGAGACAGCAATCAACGCAATTGAGCTTATTAAATTACCCGCATATAAATACAAACCATGCCCACTATTACCATAAGAACGTATGGATGCCAATGAATAAATAGAACCCATTACGGAATACAGTCCATAACTTACGTTCCCAGATAAATAAACAACAGAACCAGTGGATGTATTGATTACAGACCCGTAATTAAGTAGCCCCTGATTGCTTGCAGAAAGCAAAACAATTCCGTCCAACAATAAGTGATTGGTGTATGCCGAGATAGCATTATTGAAGTACATAAATGCACTGTCTCGGATAACGCATCTAGCCCCTCTAAACAGTGCTATACCATCTTTATTTAACGAGGTTTTGTTTTGAGCATAAACTAAACAATAAAATAAGCAAAAATTAGTATTGTCAAGGATAATGGAACCTCCATCCGCAATAACAATACTACTTTGAAATATTGATTGTAGGTGATTAAATAGATTGGCGTTACTCCCCGTAGTGGAACTACTACTCGATCTATTTGAGCTTGTCGTTTGAGATACGATACTTGCAACCCCGCTAAAATCGGGGGCTGAAGCCCCCTCAATTTTTATGTCACAAGAATGTTTTATATTTATAGTGCCACTAACTATATGATCTCCAGCACTTAGCTTGATGGTTGTATAATCACCAGCCCAATAATAATTAGAAAGAAATGCAACTGCATTTGCGATCGTATTAAATGGGGCTGAAATGTTGTCAATAGGATTCGTTGGGTTACTCGATCCACTACTGGGATTGACATAAACAGTAAACCCCGAACTCCTTACTTTTGTAGTTACAATTGTTTCAAGAGATGCTAAGGTTGATGTTTTGAAAGTCGTATTTTCCGATCTAACCAACCCTAATTCTCCGTTAACAACATCAGTTAACTCTGTTGTTGCAGACACTAAATTTGCAACTTGTTGCTCTAAAGTCATAGTAAATTTTGTGTATTATTTTGGACTTGCAATTCGATTCGATGTCTTGATAGTAATATTTGTGTTTGACTAGCAATAATTGAAGTGGCAAATTGGCAAATTATTTCTTGCCGCCTTGTGGCTTCAATATCAATCATTACTTGTTTGTCAAATAAATATTTAACTTTTTGAGTTTGCTCCTTGATTAAAGAAGTTGCTAATTGAATTGCCAACCCGCGTACCTGAACAAATTCACACTTCAGTTCCCCAATTTCCTGTCGAACTTCTAACAGGGTAGATGTGACCTGTGCTGAAAGAGCCGCGATCGCACCTGGTAAAGAAACTGGATTACTAGATGAGCCAGAAAGAGGTAATTCGCAAGGTAAAGGCATAAATCTCCTCTTGAACAACAAAACCCCTGGAAAATTGATTTTCCAGGGGTTTTGGGTCAGGTATTAAAATACTTCAGTTGTCTAAATCATAGCACCTCAAAAATAAAATGACAAGTCCAGTTTTTTGTTAGTCGCTACAAGGCGCAACTACACTATTCGGGACTACAGGCTCTAACGTTGCCGACTGCCAAGATTGAATGTGGGCAGCTAGGCAGGTCAGACTTGCTAGTAACTCATTGTATTGTGCCATTGTAACCAATTCCGTCCCAGACAGCAACTCGTCAACACTAATCGCAGTTAGTGGGGATGGTAGTCGATCTAGTTTGATCAAATTGGTGTTAGCAGCCGCAATCAAGGCTTTTTCGGCTTTTTGTTGGGCTGCAAGGAATTGAAGCTGAGTATCCGACCAACGTTCCTCTAGGTGACTAAGAAGATCAGAAGGATCGGGAGCTAAATTTTCTTGGGGAAAATCTAAGGGATAATAAACCGGATTAGAGTAAGAAGTCATAAAACTACCACTAACATAGGGACAACAGTTACAGGATGGGGATTATTGTTTCTCAAGGCAATCCCATCCGTTGCAAGAAGGAACACCTTAACCCCAGGAACGGGGTGCAAAAATTCCACTCGATAATTATCAGTTGGAATCAGGGTTTCGCCAGAAGGTGTTGACTGGGCAATAATCATCCCGACTTCCAGTAATTCCAGGGTGTTTAGGTAGATCAATTTGTTGACGGGGTTAATCCCTGCAACGCTAACTGTCCGAATATTTCTACCATCAGGCGATCGCACATAAGCACTCCCTTCAATGAAAGAAATGCTTGAGGTTACTCGAATCGCGTTACTTGCTGGGATTAATTCTTCGATGACAACTGGATCTATAGCACGGAACGGAAATCGAACTTCTGCATACCCAGGGGCAACCATTCCCGTCACCGAATCTACTTGGGAGGCAGGAATTTTAACTGAATCTGTTACGAATTTTTGAGGAGCAGAAGTTAGGAGTTCGGGAGGGATAAAAAACTTGGTAAATATATCCCCGACTTCTCGTAGGGCAACTTGACCAACATCAATTAAGCCGTCTTCAAGGTAGGCATTGGTTGTGGCAATCAAGTTGTAAACCCTGACTCCCTTTGTAGTTAAGAGCATTGGCCCTGGAGCTAACCGATATGTTCCGGTTCCGAGCGATCGCTTCCAAACTAAAATCCCGTCAATATAAACATTGATTGACTGGGTTTCGGTGGCAATCTGAACAAAACAGGCGAATTTTTGAGGTAAGTCTTGTTCTATTACATAACGCTCATTCCCTTTAGTAATGACCAATTGACTTGACTCAAGAGAAATTTTAATATCCCCAGACTGAACAATATTGCCATCACCTCGCCAATTAACCAATCGAAAGAAAATCCCAAAACTCCCTAACCCTTCAATTGGAGATTGTTGGTAATAGAGAATTGATTCCGCTACCTTCTTGATCTCGTTATCTTGGTAGACAAAGAGGCTTCTGAAATTGCGCTTTTCTAGTTGTAAACCAGTAATGTACACCGTGCAGGAATTCTCTATATACCATTCAAGGTGAATTTCAATAGGTTGCCCAGTCGATACCAAGTCGGTAGGTAAACTGAATTGAACGTCAACAGGATTATTTTGATTGAGAACCAATTTAGATTCCAGGTTACACGAAGCTAAAATAGAGCCATCTGCTAGGGCAACTCGAAAAACGTCATTTGCACCCAACACCCCATCACCCAATCTCAGTAGAGTCCATGCGGTATAGGTTGAGTTATTGTGGGGGATGCTAATTACCCGCCGAAAGATTTGCCCTTTTTTATTTCCAGATTGTCGCGCACCCACAATAATTGCATCAGCTTCTTGACGTAGTTCTACTGAACCCTTGTCAATATTGCTTCTTACAAAGACATTAGACCCTCTAACCCATCCCTCTGTATTTAAGCGATCGCTATTTGGGATTAAGTTTTCAATCTCAGGAGCAAGCGCAAAACTACCATCAGGGTAAATAGCGGGGTCGTTAGAAGATATGGGAATTAAATCTATTGAGTTGTTGTTGTCGCGCTCAATAAAAATTGGGGTTGGGCGGATAAATGTTGGGAACAAAGTTCCTGAACCCCGACTATAAAGGTTTCTGAGCGTTCCCTTTATTGCAAAGTTGATTTTGTTGCTCATGTTAAGTCAAAGAGATCGAATGCGGTGGATTTACTAGAATCGCAGGTAGCAATTGCGCCTCCGTGTGCGTTATGGGCGGCAATAAACAAGCGAATTTTATCTTCATGCTTAATCAGGAATGAAATTACTCCCTGACAAGGAGACTGGTGAGACAGGTGAGGAATACGCCAACCCAAGGGTTTATCGTTCACCATCACGGTTCCACGAATAGAGCGATCGCTAAAGAAGTGATGTTCTACCCCAATAAATAGACTAAGTTTCTGTCCAACCATAGGTTGCACCATCATGGAAGCAGGGGAAACAGGGACACGCAACGCAGTAATAGGGCCTGGGTAGGGTTCATTAATTAAATGAATTGGCCCCTTTAGTTCCCAAGAAGGGATTTGAAACCGTCCGCCCAATGATGGCAGGTATTTGGCAATAGGAGAAAAACGTAATGATTCTTCCCCACGAAAAACTAGATTCCCACCCCCTTGTGTGTGAATAAAAAATATTGGGTCTGAGATGATTTCGGCATCTGTGATCAAGTCCGCTTCACCCGTTCCTAAATATCTTGGGTAATTCAAAAGGAATTGCCAGTATTCTTCGGGAATTGGGGGGTGGTAACAAAGGGTTCGGTAACTGGTGTTGGGGCGTAACCCTGTAACTACAGGAGCATTGATTCGACCAGAAACACCCTCAATAAAAGCAAATACCCCGTTAGATTCGGTGGGGACTGCTAAAATCCCTTCAGAAGATGAAGTTAGGATAATTTCTTGGTAAATATAAAGAACCCCTGAGCGTTCCCGTGCTGTAATTACGATAAACGGAATATTGCCAGCAGGTGATTCATATTGTTGAATGTCATTCTGTCCCCCTTCCCGAATATTTACCTTGGGAAGTTCTTGACCACGAATGAAAATCTTCTCACAGGATCTAAAAGGAATCTTGAATCCAGATCCACCGGGATAAACAATTGACGGTTGCAAGTAACATTCGTCGCCTGGTTTAATTGTTGAGCCTTCGGAACCAACCCAAGCAATCACACTTCCCTGTAATCGAGTGAAACGACCTAAGTTAGTTTGGTTTTGACCTTTTAGATCAAAAATCCTGTGACCTCCTTCTGAGAATTGGGTTCCAAATGGGAGGTTGGGGCGCAAGGTCAGGCTAACTAGAGGCCGATCGCCTTCTGTATTTTCGGCTCTAACTTTAAAAGCGGAAAAGGTATCTGCAATTTCCTGGTCAAAGAAAATCATCCGTTGACCGTTGGCAACCATGTTACTGTCATTGGTTGCGATCGCGGCTTCACCAGGCATTGCCGGATTAATTGAAAAACTTCCCAGTCCCAAATTCAGGGCTGCTTTTTTGTAGGCTTGATCAAAACCCGTAAAAATATCAATTAATTTCTTCCAAACAACCACATCTAAATCATCTTTGGTTAGACTGCCTTGAAGGATTAAATCAACGATATCAACGCCTGTATCAATTATCCCTCCGCTATTTGAGTTAAGAGTTCGTCTAATCTTACAAATAGGGAGGGGATCGGTATATTCGGGATAAATTATATAAGACTTACCCTGCTTCCAATTAATGTCCATCGGCCAAAGATGGTATGACCCCAATGGGAATCCATCAATACCTAATTTTGTAATTGTGATCCGATACTGTTCAGTGGTTGCAGGAATAGAAAAAATCGCATTAACATCTTCTTTTGTTAATGTCTCCGGTGTCAAAATCGCAAAAACGTAACTTCTCAGCCGACGAGAGTTTTCCCCCGTCATTTGTTTAATCTCAATTTCTTGAGTTGTTTCGTTGCGCTCCCTGTATTGAAAGGATAGTTGCCCCAATACCGGATCTTGTTCAGCACCGACCTCTACACCAACACCGATCAGGTACAAATAATCTTCCCGATCAATACTGCTACTTGAGCTTCCTTTTAGTAAAGGGATATTGACCTGAAAATCAAGCTGTAGATTATTAACGGGGAAAACAGGCAAGTAAGCCTGACCCCGAACGTCAAAAATATTGGTATCAGCTTGGCGAATTACTTCAGGGGGTTTCACCCAGGCGGGTTCCCCTCTGGAGATATAGGTGTAATAGGCGCTCGATTCCGTCTGGAGTCGTTGTTCTTCAGCCAACACAACGCTAATCTTTTCTGCGCCGTCAGGCGTTTGAGGTAAAACACCAAGATCGTTCATTGTTCGTTGCAAAGGATCTGTCATTTTTCTTTACAAAAATAAACGGGACACAACACCCGTAGGTATTGCGTCCCGTTTTAGGAATATTGTCTTTATACTATCACAGAGAATTTGTTAATCATCGCCATCTCCATCGTCATCATCTTCTTCTTTGGTGAAGTCACTTAATTTTAAACCGTTTAGACAATGATCAACTTCATTAATGGCGATAATTAAACAAACTTTTTGTGAATCTTCACAAGTATCACCTTTATATGGAAGTGTACTTGTCATGGCCAGCATTTTATCTACCAATACCACCATTTGTTTTTTGTATTTTTCCATTTGTCTTGTGTATTTTTCTTGCTGTCTTTTTGTAAGTTTCATTTTTGTTTTTAATTACTCAACATTGATATTTAACCACTTTTAAACAATAAAGTCAATCATTACTCCAAACTACACCAATATCTCTAGCCTTAACCCCTCTATCTTTTAGTCGCTCCCAAGTTCCTGCGTACCAAATAATAGGGTTGCCTAGGATAGAATTAGGACGAAAAATACTATTCAAATAGTCATCCATCGCCGTCAAAGGAATACGGTGCTTGACACACAATTTTCCAAAATCATAAGCTGTAAAAAGCCCTGTTGTTTTCTTAACTTCTAGCACATCTTCCTTGATTACGTCTTTGAGTTCTTCATAGAGTTGTTTATATTTAACAACGTAGGCTTTTCCTCTTAATCCATATAATTGATGTTGTGGCATAAGATTATTTGCGATCGCTTTAAATTAAATAATACCACCAAAAAAGCACCCTGTAAAAAACAAGATGCTCAAAATCGCGTCAAGTTCAAAAAACAGTAGGTTCTGTAAGTTTACCCATTCAGTATATCAAAAATTGTTGGTTGTATCTGAGTATTTGGAGATATCCACAATATCTCGATAGAATTTGCCCCACCATTTTTCTTTGTAGCTACCTGTTTCTTTGTCCATCCTTTATATAATTCATTGTATAAAGGGTGTTCATATCCCGAAACAATGACCATGCCCTTGATCGAGTTTAGATATTCTGCCAATTCAATATGATCTTCTTTTTTTAATTCAAAAGCATATAGAGTGTTTGAAGTTCGGGTTTCGTTAAGGTACGGGGGATCGACATAGAACAGTGTTTCTTTAGTATCAACTCGCTTGATTAATTCCAAAGCAGGGCGGTTCTCGATTTGGACTTGTTTTAATCGTTGCGCGATCGCATACAAATGACTAATACTATTCCAATCCTGAGCAAAGGATTGAGAGCGATTACTTTTGAAAGAATTTCGCCAACCACTTAATCGGGATGGGTTGTGAGATTGCCAGGAACGAACGTAAAAGCGTCGAGCTTTTTCTAGTGGATCAATAGTTGGTTTGTAGGATAGTTCATATTCTTCCCGGCTGTATGGAGTTAGGTCTATTTTTTGGATTAGTTCAGATTCGTTTTCTCGCAAAACCCGAAAAAAGTTTACAACATCGGAATCCAGGTCATTGTAAAATTCGTGGGGAGACAAAGGTTTCTGTAACAGAACCGACGCTGCACCTCCAAATGGTTCGACGTAGCAGATGTGGTGTGGGAAGAAGCTAACAATCCAATTGGCTAGATTCCATTTGCCGCCGTAGTATTTTAGTGCTGGGCGAGATACTTGCATTATATTTCTCCATCCGCTAAGATGAAGGAGTTGTTGGACAGCGTACATTGTTTTAGTTTGCTGATATCTCTCAACTCCTTCTTGTTTATTACTAATTGACGCGATCGCTATCTTCAAAAAAAAAGCGATCGCGTTTTTTGTTATGCCAAATAAATTGAGATTACCAACAAGAATGACAAGCTGACGATAACCACAGGAGGCATTATGCTTGACAGGTAAGTTAGCAAGAGCAATGGACAAAAGAGTAGGAATCCAGACACAAATTGTCGGAATTGCCGAGAAGCACCGTATTTCAGTTTCATAATTTTATGCTGCGAGGGATGAATTAAAGTTTTCGCTTTCGTAGACAGAACGTTGAGCATCAATCATTGTGATGATTTCCGATGACATACTGGGATCGTCATTCTCAAACATTTGGTTGATCTTTGATGCGATTTCCAGGTAATTTTCCCCCATCACCCCTTCAATAATTTCAAGGGATCTTAGAGTCTCTTTAATTTCCCCAACATCTTTCAGTATTTTTTTGCTTACCGAATGGAAGCTATTTTTTTCTTGAATTGTTTGCAAGTGAATGTATATATTTTTGATGGCATTGTTTCTGATCTCCGAGATTTTCTCTAGGATTCCATCTTTCACTTGTTCAACTTGTCCGGCGACATCCCAATACTTATTGATTTGGGCGATCTTTACCTTTTCCAGTTGAGCCTCACGAATGACTGTTTTCAACCGAAAATCAAATGCTGCTGCATCGTGGATACTGGGCATTTGATAAGGCCCATCCATGACGGGGCCGAAACACTTCTCGATGTTTTGAAGTGATGGAAACTGTTTCTCGTATTGGCGCAGTTTTTGATCTGAAACTATAGATTTTTGTGACAAGATATCGTGAATATCTCTCAAGTATTCTTGTAGTCGTTTTTGATAGATTCCTTTGATTCGGTTTAATTCCCGTTGAGCCGTACCAACAACTTTTTCCTTGTATTCCGCCAGAAATACTTCTAAATTACTTCCTGGGATGACATTGGTATATACCCCGAAGTTAATTGCGTATTTGGTATATAAAGCCTCTTTTTGGGTGACAACTCTATTATATGAAATTTTTAAATCTCCAAAGACTTGCGCTTCTGGAGATTTGCGTTTTGGAAACTTTTCATTCCAAAGTTTTATACTTTTTTTGTCGAGAATATCTTCCAATTTGATAGTAACATCGGAACTTCCTCCCATCCGAATAGTAATCCGACAAGAGTAGAGCGTACTATCAAGGATCTTGAGGTCTTTGATTAATTTATTGGTTAATTCTTTCATAACTTGGTGATTTGGTAGTTGTGTTTTCTTGGTCGATTTTTTGCCCATGACAGCCAACCAATGAAACCTATAATAAATCTCAGGAAAACAATTGTCAAGTATTTCGCTCCGTACCTACGGAAGATTTTTTACAGGAAACTCAAGGGGATGATAGCGCGAACCCCGAAATGACTGAATAATGGGACTTCCAAGGACTTAGCGTAACTGTCCTGAACAAATAATCGACTTTGGTTTTGTAACGAAATCGCAACAATCTTGGTATCGACAGGGAAACGGGAGACAAATTCAATCAGAAGGTATGGGTGCTTTTTGGATATCCGAGTTGAACGGGATGCCGATTTCCATTCAGGGGAAGATAAAGCCATGATAGTCGTAGGGGGAAGTTTGACAATTCCCATACTGGAATAGATTAGAAGTTCCCAGTTTTGGCTATCTGCGATCGCATTCAATTCAGGATACTGCTTAAACAGAGGAGGTTGACCAACTTCGACAACTTGCCTTTTTGTGACCGTGCGGGTACTGAATCGGTGTTGTAGATTGCAAAGCTGAACCTGCTTAACGGATTCAGATGAATTGGTTAATTTTCGTGAGAACAGGGCGAAGTATTGGGATGGGTAGCGAGAACCGTAAAATGGGTCTATTTTTTTTGTGTAAGGAATTTTGGTTGTGGGGTTGTTGATGCTAGGAGGGGGAGAAATAACGGGATAAGGAGATCCCCAGGAATTGTCTACAAAAGAAAACACAGGCTGTGAGACAAGATCCGCCGAGACATCCTCAACAACCTGTGAATTGACACCATAAGAGATTACATCAGCTATTGATTCTATCGTGTTTTGAGATTTTTGATAAAAGTCAAGTAATATTCCTGGTTGGCAAACGCCTGTTTGTGTAATTCTAATTTCTTTAGATAACAAAATCCCTGCCCCGTAGTATCTGTAACTAGGAGCAGGGCTATTTGTAGGAGAAATGATCCACCCATGACTTGAACCGTATTCTACACCAAAAGAAGTAGTTGGCAATATTTTTTTTTCTTTTCTGATAAAACCTAGATCGGAAGCAGACCCATACAAATCTCCATAATGGCAAAACAGGTCGGGATACATTGCCCAATTCTTTTTCTCTACAACGATCTCCTCTTTAATTGTTTTTGTTGTTCGGACGGGGTAGACATCTCCATAATGGTGTCCATCCAGGTCGTAAATAGTCTTATAGGTTGGTTTCTGATCAGGAGCAGGAATTAAGTTGAATCCATCATTATTTAGTGGAACCCACCCTACAACCGTAGGAATTACGCCGACTTCCCAAATTTCTTGATTTAATTCCATGACTTCGGGGAAGATACGATGCCATTCTTCTTCTGTTAAGTCATGGAAGTGCATCCAGGGTCTTAAAACCCCCATTCGAGATAAGTCTCCTCGAATGGGGGGATCGGGTTGCGAATCGTAGGCTAAGTTGCGATCGCAATATTTACTCCCATAAAAGCGATCGCTCAATGGAAGCAAGGTTTTCTGACGAGAGGGAAATCCCTGAAGACTAGGATAATCCCCAAATCCTACTTTTTGGATTTGAGTGAAGGGTTGAGTTCTATAGGAGTCATAGCGATCGCCGTAACCAATCCATCCAGGGAATTGTTCTCGAATTAAACGCCCAATAGGATATTTAATTTCAAAATATTGGCGATCGTAAGCCTTGTCAAATAGCAACCAAAGTAAAACCGCTTCCCTAACTCCAGTTTCAGTTCCTTTGAATTGCCAGTATTTCCAAACCCGTTTAATGATTTGACGCTTCGCCCACACAGGCCAATCAGGATTAATCCCAATTCCTAGATAGTGTCTCCCAACGATCCCTAAGCCAACAAATTGTCCCAGCCAATCTAAATTAGGAATTGCGATCGGGCTGTCTACGTCGAAGTAGCGCGATCGGGTGGCAACGGTGTTATGCAGTTCATCTAAGGGGGGTTGAACTCCAATATCACAGAAATGTTGCAGCAAACCAATTTCATCTGCCAAACGTGAATAGATTGGCAAATTATCGTAGAATCGGCGGAACAATTGTTGGGTCATTCTCAGGGTTTAGTTTCTTCTGGATTTTCGGTTATTTTTTGTTTTTGACTTTGCTTGTCAATTTGAGATCGATCTTTGAAGATTAATTTCCCAGAAGCATCCCTGTAAAATGCAAGATCTTCTTCTTGAGACAAACTACCATCTTCATTAAAAAATGCAGGGCTGTCACCGCGATCCGAAATACTACTCATGTTGCACTATGCTCCTTCAATTCAACGATAAGAGTTTCTTTCATTATATCTTTATTTGTTAAATGCTTTAATTTTTGGGTGTATATTTTTACCACTTCAAATTTTGTTGCAGGTCGAAATAAAACTTCCGTCTCTCTCATTTCATTAAATTGTGTAATATCCCTACCTAAAGATTTTTCCGAAGGATGAATTAAATATTTTAATTCTCTAGCTCCATCAGCAAATCCTCCCGTCCCCCATGATTCAGGAGTTGTCGATAAAAATCCTCTATTGCATATAATTTTTCCTTCTTGCAGCCTATCCAATGGATTTTGTTTGTGACCATAAGTAGATTCGTATCTAGCCAAAGGTCGATCAGGGGAGTATCGAGGTATTTTATTTAAGGCAGAAATTAATATATTAATGTACTCATCAACATCTTTTATATGTTCCATTCCTATGTTTAATTCAGGTTTAAAATTTTCATCAAGATAATCTTTTGTTATTAAACGCCTTAAATATTCGTTCGCAAAACCACATATCCTTGAGTCGGTATAACGGGCAATTGCCGTTCTCTCAATATCGCTGATTTGTATTATTTGCTCTCTACCCAAGAAGTCTTTATATAGAAATTCTGCATTTTCATTTGTGTAAGTGTAACTAGGATAATCAGGAACAGCTATTGTTTTTGGTATAAAACGGAAAGAAGCATTCTCATTTTTTTTGTACATCAGGTGATGAAATTTCTCGAAGTATTGCTTTTCGTCTTCAATAATTTCTTGTAAAGGATAACCGGATTTCCCCGACCACTTACTAGCTAGTCGTTCAGTTTCTTCCTTGAAATCCTGCTTAACTTTTTCCCGTGCTTGGCGCTCGGCTTCGTTTTTGAGTTTTCCTACCGCTTGATTCTCGGCTTGCATTTTAGCCAACTGTTCTGTTTTTTCTTTAATTAGTTTCTCCGCTTTTTCCTTGGCTTCTTGTTTTGCTTTTTCCTTTGCCAATTGTGCTGCTTCTTGTTTTTTTATATATTTAGCTTCTTCTAGTGCTTCTTTTTTAGCTTTTTCATCGGCTAATTGTTTAGCCTTTTCCTTTGCTTGATACTCAGCTTCTTCTTTTGCTAACTTCTCTTTTGCTAACCGCTCAATTTCTTCCTTAGCTAATCGCTCGGCTTCTTCATCTGCTAACCGTTTAGCTTCTTCCTTGGCTAATCGTTCAACTTCCAACCGTTCAATATTCTTGATTTTATTATTAACACCTGTCACCAATCCCCCCGCTAAAATCCCAGCAACTATACTGGCTCCAATACGAAGTGCCGGATTATTAATCTCAAGTTTATCCATGCCCTTCTGAACCGCGAAATCCGCAGCTTCCCCAAGCGCAACAGAACTTAATACAGTAGCCCAATTTACGCTTTGCGCTAGAAAGAGGGGAATAGCAACTTCAAATCCCAGGGCAATTGCCAAACTGACACCAATAGGAATTGAAGCAGCAGCGGCTTTGCCGATTATTTCATCTCGTTTACTGAAATCTTCGGGATTTTTTAATGCTTCCTGATATGCAGTATATTGAGCAACCCTAAATTCCATCTTTTCGTTGAAACTAGCATCTTTGGGGGGTTGTGCTAATTTATTGTTACGAATTGCCTGTGCCATCGGGTTTTTATCATCGCCGTATTGATCGGCAAATTCCTTGGTCGCGTTAGCAATCCATTCATCCAATTTCTCGGTTAATTTAGGATTCAATCTGGCTTGGGTTGCCAGATTACTAATTAATTTCGCCATCGGTAAACCCGCAGCAAGTCCCGCCCGTTTTCTGAACTCAGGATCTTTAATTAGGGATTGAATTGTATCGCCTGTTAAGTCAAATCCTTGTTTCAAGATAGCAGTTGTATCTTGAACAGATTGCTTAATAGACGAACCTTTTGATGCAAACCGTCCCGTCGTATCCCTGGTGACAACTTTGGCATTTTTTAACCAATCTGCTTCGTATTCCTTGGCAGCTTCCGCCTGTAACAATCTCTGGACAATTAAACTTCGGGACTGGAACTCTAGGATTAAACACAATAATTCGGTATTATTTTGCATGGATTTTTAAGTAATCAAAAAAACCCCGAAAAATTCGAGGTTTTGACAATATATAGGTGTACAAATCTAACCTCTACACTAACACATTAGAAGCGATCTTGTATGTATGTAGTTATGGCAGTAGCCTGTACAATTTCAGCATCATCATAACTGATCGACATCTCAAGAGTTGCCATGTCTTCCCCGTCCATGTCGAAGTCAGGTGCAGTTAGCGACTTAGGAAAACAGCCCGCTAATTTAAGTTTAACAGGTAGAACACCTATCTCTTGAAATAACCGATGGTACACGATTACTGCATTTTTTTTGTAATCGGGATCAATCCCTATGATTAGACCTGCGGTTGTTGCGTCACCCTGTAAAACACCTGTCAAACCACCTTGGCCCGAGATTGCTGATACAGATGTTGTAGTTGCTCTGTCAATACATCTTTGAAACCAATTAATGTATTCATAGCGAGTGTCGTTATCGGCAAAGTCAAGGGTGATATTAAATTCACCACTATTAACTCGACCAATCGGAATAACAGTTTTGTCGGGTCGCTCTGCGGTATTGATCTCAATCGTAATATTATCGCGGGTGATAATATTTGCAGAATTTGTCATTCCTTCAACAATAAACCGTTGCTTATTTTGAGGGAAAGGATTTTTTGAAAGTGTTGCTTTTCTCATGTCAATAACCCACCTAAGTTGTTACAGAAGAACCAAACCGAGAAACCAAAGATTCGGGGCCAATTTCTAATTCAAGCCTTTCTAAGATTCCAGTTGGGAACCAGGAATAAAAAAGCTTCAATTTTCCATTGACGATTTGAAGAAATACATCAACTCCCTCTTGGCCCACAGAAGGGACTGTGGCAAATCTTACAGCTTGATCAAATGTCAAATATCGACTGTAGACTCCTTTTTGGTATTCTTCCTTAGCAAATCCCTCTAACGCCAGCAATAACCGATCCGACAACTCAGGTTGATTGGGTCGGAATAATTGTTGCAATAAAGGTTGGGCTTCCAAAAAAATTCTGACGTAGTTACTCTGCGTTCTTCGGACATGAAGAAAGGTATAAATTGAATTTAGAGCAGGGCAACGACTACCAAAAATAATCACTCGCCCACTAAAATATTTAATCGGTTGAATCCCTGCTAAATTCAAAATTCCTTCTTCCCTGGGATTGGGAGTGAAAGGTAATTTAGAAATTCGCCCTAATGTCGCGCTCAAACCAGCGGCAACATAATGATATCCCCGATATTGAGAAGCCATGGCACTTTCCAATCCCATGATGTCTCCAGATATGGAGATCATGCGATCGCCTCTGGAACGAGGGTTGGGAATAAAGGCGTAGCTAGGGAAGGCAACGGAAAGGTGATCACTGCGCCCTAAATCTAAATTGATATAGGATTCAGCAACGGCGACATTATTAATCAAGGCAGGAATTTCAGCCCGGAACTCGAATGCAACGGATTCAGCATAAGCAATCCCCGCTTTCTGCACGGATAAATCATTAACGCCAGGAATTGCGAAGCGAACCAAGCCCACGTTCAACCCATAAACAGCTTGCTCAAGGAAATTGAGGTCTAAGTCAAGGTATCGCGTGAAGTTATAGGGCTGCATCATCGAGGAGTCGCCGTCGTATCCTCCTTCAAAATACTGAGGGAAAGAAACGATAAAGCGATCGCCTTGACTGGCATAACGAGTTAAATCAATCCCCGAATCAAAAGAAAGATAACCTGATTTGGTGAGCTTACTTCCAGCAGTTAGATTGATAGAGAATCCTTGAGTCAAGGACAGTTCAGCATCACTGATGACCTGACGAACAGTTCGGATTTCACCAGCAGGAGAAACAACCAAATCCCCAGCAGCAACAACAGAACGAAAAGCAGTCCCCGATCCTGTTACAACAGACCCCGTGGTAGAAACGGTTCCCGCTAGAATAACAGGGGATTTAGCTTGCTTAACTCGGAAGGCGTTTCTGGCATAGCGATAGGGATTGGGATAGATGTAATTCCCAACACTGGCTTGATAATCAAAATCCCCAACGGTATAAATACGTTGTTGGGTTAAGGATAAAATAGTCCCACTGCCATTAGTAGGTCGGACATCATTTGACATCGCGGTTGTGTAGCTTGCCGTACTCCCATTCCACAATGATTTAGCTCGAACCCAAGACAAGTAATTCTCGGTTCCCGTTCGGTAGGCAACATTGGTATTGTTAACCAGGGTTTCAACAAATAAAGAATCGCTGGGATCTAAAGAAGCATCTGCAATAGATACGACGAGAGAGTTATTGAACCGGATTTGTAGACTAAAATGGGTTTCGGGATAGGCCGTACCCTGCCCAATTTCTACACTTAACCCAGTCTTGTCGGGAGGAATCAGGGAAATTTTAGCTACTTGGCTTTGTTTGGCTAGTTCAGCATCAGCGAAACCACCATAAAAAGGTTTGGCAATTTTAAATTGATCTGCCTGAACTTCGGTAACAATTGCCCCATCTCCACGACGATTGGGGTCAATAATTTTTTCCCCTGGCAAAAGTTCATCTAACAAATCACCGTCAACAACATCTACCCAGTAATTGTCTAAGTAAGCAACCGTTCCAACACTGATATCGGACTCAAACCCAGACTCCAGTAACAAGGAAGTGTCACTAACCACACTAGCTACTGTTCGGACAACTTCGATTCCATTTACCAAACAGTAAAGTTTGTCACCTGGAGCAACTTCCACTAGGAAGGTAGTATTATTTCCAGCAACTTCTAAATTATCTTTTTCCAGAATTGTTGCTGTAACACTATCAATGATAAATGGTGATTCAATCGTTAGAGATGTATTAGAAGTAATTGAGGTAACTCGCCGAGATTCACCCGCGTAGTAGACTGGATCTCCAATTTTCAGTTCACTAGAAAATTGAGTTCCAACCCCAACAATTATAGTCCCGTTGATTGTTACAGTTCCCAATAAGGAAATCAATCTTTGGAATCCAATTGTCCCCGCCAGGTTTTTATGACGAGAATAAGTTGCCAATCCAGACAGGGTTAATGGCCCAGACACACCATCTGCGAATAGATCGTATTGGGAACCAATCGTAAAAACAACTTCTCCGCTTATCGGGTTTGAAGCGGTGTTAGCGATCACCTGATAAGTTTTATTGCTTCCCGAAAATTCGATATTTGCATCGACTAATTCGTTGGCAAAAATACCTGGTGCAACAATCGTAAAAGTTTTCGCTGTCGCAACAACAACAGTCGAAAAAGGCACGATTTTACGATACCCACCCCATCGACCTTGGTTCGCGGCTTCCAACTCTAAAATTTCCGTCCCTAACCGATTTTTGACAACGATTTTAGCAGGACGAGCATTTTCTAGCTCAACCCGCGTAATCCATGTCATAGCACCGCTTCCAGCACTATTAAAAAATCCATCAATTGCATCAGGACAAAGATGACTGGCATCAGGATATAAATGCCACGATGAATCTTTTGGATCTCCCGCAATTTGTAAATACTGCTCTTTAGAAAGATAGGGAATTGCGACCCCCATAGGGCCACGCTTCTGAACTCCAAAAAAAGCTGTTGTGCCGTATCTCGAATCAATTACGATTTGATTCCCTGAACGTTCGATAACAGCCAGGCCTGCCGCACCAGCAGGAGGGCCAAATACACGCACAGATTGTAAATCTGCCATTGATATCTCCTAAGTAAAAAAACGGGTTCCCCGAAATAAAGGAAACCCGTTTTAGGTTTGAATTAAATTAATGGAATTAAGATTTATGCGGAATGAAGTCGTGGCACTCCAGTCCCAAAATATCCCCGTTCTCGAATCAACAAAACACGCTGTTGAATTGAGGGTCTACCTCCCTTTGTCGGAATTTTAGCTGTTGAAAACAAGTAGTTTTCCGACTCAATTTTGTCCAGTTGTTCGTGGGTACATTTCAAGAGTGGATCATCGGAGTCAATTATTACACATCCGGTCAGAACCAAGGATTGATCGTAGTTCAATCCTTTGACATACTCCTGAATTAATTTAACCTCATCATCGCTCAAAAAACGAGGCTCGGTCGAAATAAAAATAGAAGTATCATCGGGATTGTTCGATGACTTAATCCCCAGAAAATCATGGGGGTAGGGAACCTGTAAAGGCTCTCTCGCATTTTTGAGTTGAGCTTGTCTAAGCATAGGATAGGGTGACTAGATTTTCGGGAGTCATGAATTTAGCAGTTGCCGCAGCATAAACCCATAATCCGGGTGCTTTCAAAGCCAAAAAGGGTTCTTGCTGGGTTTGATATAACAATTTACAAAATTGACGATGCTGTTCTTCTGCACCACTAATAAAGAATAGGTAATGACCTGTGGTATAGCCGTCAATCGGGGCTGTAGCATTGATCGCATGGTTATCCACACGATGAATCAACGTAACCGCCAAGTCAACCCCAATTTGCAGAAAGTTATCTTTGTGATCCTGGGACAAGGTGATCTGGACTGGTGCTACTGCTGGCATAGCTGGTTATCTCCCATCAATAATAATGTTTTCAAATTCTGAACTGGTGCTACTGCTGGCATAGCTGGTTATCTCCTATCAATAATAATGTTTTCAAATGTAGTCTATCGGTGCTGAAGCCAATATCGCTTCAATGGTGACTTTGTTTTCAGGCTTCACGAATTTTCCGGTTGGACTCGCGTAAATCGTTAACCCCCTGAATCGAGAGGGAATAACTGCGCTATAGCCGTCACCAAACAAATATTTCAGAAAGATCAGATGTTCGCTCATAGTTCCTTCGATAAAGAAAACGAAGTGACCATTACTATATCCATCAATCCGACAAGCTGTATGGTGTAGTGTGTCCCCGGAAATCCTGTAAACATCGTCAGAACGAATACCTTGTTCTGACAATACTTCTAACTGCTTCTCATTTAGTCGCAAACGACTATCAATGCTGGGCATTTGGTTGTCCCCTAGACGCAAAAAACGGAGCAGAGAATAAATCTCCGCCCCGTTTTAGGATTTCTTTTTGTTATGCTCTATTGTACACGATATTAAAGTCAAATGTCATACATCACCCCCGAAGCTGTTCAAAAACGATTAATCTCTCTAGGCGATCGCACTCCCGAAACAGTCCCATCATTCGACGCGATCCAAATTATGATTGATGATATCGAATATCGGATCGATACCTGGCTGGGTTATTCGCCGTTACCTAGAGAGTACCTCAGTACGATCATTCCGAACCATATAGGATATTTGAATATCAATAGCCAAGCCCCTCCTATAAAGGTTTTGGAGGTTAAACGGATTCATCCTGTATTTGGGGGAACGATTTTAACCAATGCCTACTGGACTTGGGATGGTAAGCGCACCATTGAGGTAATTTATGTAATGGGAATAAGTTCATCGGGATTAAACTACGAAGTCCGTTACATCGCGGGATTGAAAGAAATCCCCCCTATTTTTGAGAATGTCGCATTTCACCTATTACGTTATTCTGTTAAGAATGATTGCGATACTTTCTCTTTGGAAGAACCGACACGGGATTTAACCAGTGTAAATTTACCGGGAGGCATGAGTCAGCAATTTAAACTAGGGGAAAATAAAAATGCTTCACTGGGAACTTGGTTTGAGCGTTTTGTTCAGCCATTGAGTCGTTATAAACACAGGATTAAGGTTTAGAATTAAACCAACTCGAACCAGAGGCATAAATTTATGTCTCTGGTTTTTATGCAAAAATCTATGCAAAATAATACCGAACTGTTGTGTTTGATTTTGGAATTTCAGTCTCGAAGCTTGATTGTACAAGGATTGTTACAAGCGGAAGCTGCTAAAGAGTACAAGGCGGATTGGCTAAAAAATGCTGATACCGTTGTCAGGGACAGGGGTGGGAAGTTCGCTAAAAAAGGAATGTCCATCGCTCAACCAATTCAAGATGCAACTGCTATTTTAAAGCAAGGGTTTGATCTAACGGGTGATACGATTCAATCTCTAGTCAAAGATCCTGAGTTCAGAAAGAGGGCGGGACTTGCTGCGGGTTTGCCTATGGCGAAACTGATTTCTAATTTGGCAACCCAAGCCAGATTGAATCCTAAATTAACCGAGAAATTGGATGAATGGATTGCCAATGCCACCAAAGAATTTGCCGATCAATATGGCGATGATAAAAACCCGATGGCACAGGCAATTCGTAACAATAAGTTAGCACAACCCCCCAAAGATGCTAGTTTCAACGAAAAGATGGAATTTAGGGTTGCTCAATATACTGCATATCAGGAGGCATTAAAAAATCCCGAAGATTTCAGTAAGCGCGATGAAATTATAGGGAAAGCCGCTGCTGCTGCGATTCCTATTGGTGTCAGTTTGGCAATTGCATTAGGGTTTGAAGTTGCTATTCCCCTGTTTTTAGCGCAAAGTGTGAACTGGGCCACTGTATTAAGTTCTGTTGCACTTGGGGAAGCTGCTGATTTTGCTGTACAAAAGGGCATGGATAAATTAGAAATTAATAATCCGGCACTTCGTATTGGAGCCAGTATGGTTGCTGGGATTTTAGCGGGGGGACTGGTTACAGGTGTTAATAATAAAATCAAGAATATTGAACGACTGGAAGTTGAGCGATTAGCAAATGAAGAAGCTAAACGGTTGGCCGATGAAGAAGCCGAGCGATTAACTAAAGAGAGGGTGGAGAAACTAGCTAAAGAGAAAATTGAACATGAATCCAAAAAAGAATATGAGAGATTGATCAAAGAAGAATCCGATCGAATAGAAAAAGAGTATGAAGAATTGTTCAAGAAAAAAGTACCTACTCCAAAAAGCACTCAAGAATTACTTGAGGATAAAGCCGAGCGATTAGCTAAATTACAAAAACCATCATTATCGGTTCAAAAGGTATTGAATGATATGGGTTTAGATTTTCCAGAAATCTTAAAGGCTATTCACAACATTAATCACTCTCAAGATGCACGGAATACTTTACTTGTAGATATAGAAAAAACTCTTGAAAACATACATCAATTACAAAAAGATATAGAATCATTAGATATTTCCGCAGACATTCACAACATACAAAAAGAAAGGTACAGAGAATTAATGAAGAATAAAGAGAAATTGTTAGAAAAAAAAGCGCAACTAAGAATTGCAGAAGGAAAAGGGTACTCTCCAGAGAAAAGATTACTCGAAGCGTCTGAAATCATGGAAAAAGAGGGGATAGATTCACCGCGATACCTGTGGCGTAAAGCTGTGTTACAAGCAGAAGTGAAATATGGTAAGTATTTGGACGAAATTCAAAATGGAGTAGAAAATGGGTACGCTAAATTAATGAAATCCTTAAAAAAAGATCATAACTATAATGCTGAATGTATTTTTGTTGAAAACGATCCCGGTACACAAAATATCATGGCTCTTGAATTATCTATAGATGTAAAAAACAGTATTAATGATATAGTGAGTGATTTTCAGGATATAGTTAGTATTCCATTGAAAATCCATATTGGATCGCGTGATCTTGGTATATATGCGATACAGGGTAAAAGAGCTACGTCAAACATCACCAATCATTATTTTGATAATATAAATATATTAAAAGATTTTCCTTTTTTAGAAGAAGAAAGTAATGGTTTTGTTCATGTAGGTGGTGTTTTTCGTCGCAATCCTAATGAAGTGTATTATAGTAGTGGTTACAATGTCCTCTGCGATCCAGATACCCAGATCAAAGAATCGTTATGGCATGAGATGGGGCATCTTGTTGAGGCAAGTATTTTAAAATCCCAAAAAACAGCGCAATCTTTTTTGAAAGATAGAGAATCAGAATCTTGGTTAATTGGTGATATAGATGAACTAGAAGAATCTACTTTTTTTAGTGGTAACATCATAAAAGCAATTGATCATTTCTTTGATGGTTACATGGGGACTCAGTATATGGATAATGGAAGTAATACAGTATTATTGACGGAGTTGATATCTAGTGGTTTTGAAGGTTTATCTTCTCCTTGGATGGCAAAATCTATGACGATTCGAGATAGAGAAAGTTTATTATATGCAATAGCCGTATCGGAGATGAAATAACATGGGAATTATTGAACTTTATTTTTCTAGTAATTTAATGGCGACGATCAAGTTGTCTGTTATAACTAAAAGTGAACGGAGAGCCATAGAAGTTAAAGTCGAAGAAAATTATAAATCAATATTTGAGGTGTTTAAAGAACAATTCCTAAGAACAAATGGATTGTATTTTACTCCATTAGCGGGTGGTATAGGAAGTTGGGATGAATTAATCTATGTTTTAGATCGATGTTGTGATGATTTTTCACCCGTATCCTATAAGGTTATTGAAGCACCTGTCATACAAGGAAAATCTAGTATTCCAGAAGGGGGGATAAATTAAATGACAAGTGCTTGGTTTGATATTGAGGCAATGCGACAAGTTTGCAAAGAACAAGGTAATCTATTAAAACTTTGTCACCGCAAAGTTGTTCAACCTGCTCAACCGCAATACAATCTACCCGAACAAGTTAATTGGGTCTGTACTCCGGTGACGGGTTATGCTTATCAACAGAAGTTTACCGCGATCGCAACCTCAGTCGGAAGTGTAGAAAACAACAATTGGAATATCTGCTTAATTCCTGGCCCTGACTTCAATGAGTCAATGATTACCCCTGAAACCATGATTGAATTTCAGGGGGTAAAGTATTATCTGGAAATGAAGGATATTATTATCAGTCGAGGTCAGAAAATTTTGTACAAATACCTTATCAAAAATGAGGCTCCGACAATTGTTTCGTTGAAATAAAAAAGCGATCGCACTCAATTCAAGAATGCGATCGCTTAATTAACAGTCGAGGTGTGGACAAATTTTATCTTCCGAACAAATTAGGTAAATATCTCAAATTCCATGTTATACTTTCCTTGGATTTGGTTCGTGAAGAAAATTTGGTGGAAATAATAGTAGGGGCGATCGCACATTTTAGATATGCGATCGCTTTTTGTTTTAAAGTCGAGAGAAATTCGTCATTCTTTTTTTGCTGTATGCGATAATAAAAAGAGAGAAGAAACATTAAGTCACCCCAAGACAACTTGGGGTTTTGTCAATATTCGCTATAAATCAAAACCAAAAAAGGGGTCACTAGGACTCCTTTTTTGGTTATTGAATTGGATCGTGTGGCCGACTCGTTCATTTTACTGCAAAAACTATGGTTGACAACCCTATAAAGCCAACAAATACTACAACAACTCCTACGCCAAATCAAGCAACGGATGGTAAAAAAGCAGAGGATAAACAACAAAGTTCTGGGTTGAATGTTGTTCAACAAGTTGCGGAAGTATTTCCTGAATTTAAAGACAATATTGTTAAATATTTTCCTTATATCGCAAAAGAAGCCGCTCAGAATCAGATGACCAGTGTTAACCATTTGATTGCTATATGTGCAACATTGGTCGCAGAATGTGGGTTCTTCCCCAAAAAAGAAGAAGGGGTAATAGATAATGTAACTTACGGCCCAGGTGAGATTGCAGGGAGAGGATTCATTCAGTTAACTTGGACATCAGCTTTTGAAATAGCTAGAGATCAGTTCAAAGTTGATTGTGTCAATAATCCCGATTTGCTTTTAGAACCTACATTATCAGCCAAAGTCTTTTGCTGGTATTGGTGTGCGTCTCCTAAACCTTCTGCAAGTACCTACGATATGCGCCCTTACGCAGAGAAAGGGGATTGGAATAATGTTAGAAGTATTGTTAACGCTGGGCATCCTGATTTAATTCATGAAGCTACACCTAGTCCTCAATTTTTTGAAGCAATCGAACGAGGGAAGGCGGGGTTTAAGTTTGGAATTGACCCTAGTGCTATTCCCCTTCCTGGTACTTATGGTGCTAGTGATTTTGATACGGGTGGTGCTGCTCACAAGACGATGATTCAGCAAAATCCGACTTCCCAATTGTCTGCTTTGGAATATGCGTTGGGATTGTATGCGGCAGAAGCTCATAAGTCGATTCGGGCTGATTTGGTTTTGGATTTGGCGGGGCAACCGGATATCTTGAATTTAGATGCTCAAACTACTTTTAAGATGAAGGGTTTGGGTCAGGATTTAGATGATACCTATACAGTGGAATCGGTATTATTCATCTTTGGATATACTGCGGAGGCTCATGTAAAGGCTTATAAACCCGATCCTAAAATGGGAACTCCTCAGATTTTAAAAGGGGATGCCAATAAACCTGATGTTTCACAGGGAACTAATCAAAGACCTGATTTAACGGGGTTGAATCAGAAGATTTATGATGCTGCCATTGCAGCCAAGGGACGTTCTTCTGCTGAGGGGCCAAGAGGGATGAATGTTGCCTGTGCTTGGGCTGTTAATTTATTCGTGATTCAAGTTATTGGGCTACCTATGTTGGGGGGAGAAGCGGGGATGGCTTCTGTGGTTTCCTGTGTTCAGGATATGGAGGGGGGTCGGGCGCAGAAGGTTCCTAGAGATCAGGCGATCGCGGGTGATATTTGGGTTGGTTTTGATATGGCACATATTGGAATAATGATGGACAAAACTACTGTTCTATCTAATTCTTCATCGAAAGCATCCTTCACTTGGGAGGATAATATTGATTCAGTTAATGGTTTTTACGGTGGTTCTGAGCATGGAATTTACCGTTTGAATAAATAAAAAAAGACCCGCTAAATTATAGCGGGTCTGTCTTTTCGATCTCTTTTTATTTACTCATTTTCTTCAGCAAAATTTTCTTCGACAATATCGACCATATAGTCAATATCACCATTAAGTTCGTTTAGCGAACAACAAATATCATACGCCAAACGAAACGTTCTGGAAAAATGTTTTCGGAGATCGTCATCATCATCGTCATCATCATCGTCATCATCATCATCATCATTCAACCCTGAAAATACTATGCAGTCTTCAATACTCTCTTGAATTTTTCGTACCTGGGAAATAATATCAGGTATACTTTTCTGTAGTTTTAGAATTTCAGAAATGTCTTCTTGATAGACTTTTTTTGTCATTTGATTTGTTTTAACTCAACTATAGAATTTTACTATTAATAACATTAAAAGTCAACAGTTTTTAATCAATAAATAATTAGCATTAAAAAACATTGATTTATTTAATAAAAATGTGATAAAATACTTGACTTTTATGTGAGAATTTGATATATTAATGATATAGGAAAAGGATAAATCCCTACAAAAATTTATTACTTCCTAATCAACAAATAATTAACAATAAGGAGAAATCCACAAATGTTTAAATCAATTATCTCGAAGTTTCAAGACTTCGGTAAAGCAGTTGTCACCAAAATCGTTGGATTCATCGGTGGCGTGTTTGGAATCAAACCACAAATCGTGGAAATCCCAGCACCCCCTGAAATCTCTGACGTACAAGCTAACAACAGCCCCGAAGTTTCTGAACCCAAAGAAGGCTTAATCAAAAAAGCCTGTACGACCGTCAAAAAAGCCGCATCTGCGGCAATAAAAACGGCGCAAACCATCTTAAAAGTGATGGCACAAACTACTTATGTAGTGGTTCGCTACGGAACCCCGATCATTGCCTATTCCGCAGCATGGAATTACGTCCAAGCACAAGGAATTACCGCAATTTTCATGGGCTTATGGAATATGGGAACCCTCCCATACTTCATTCTCTGTATGGCAATTGTGATTGGGATTTTTGCAACGATGACCATAGCAGAAATGCTGTGGAGCGCACTGCTTAACCCAATCCGTCGCTTCTTATTCCGTCCCGCACAAAAAACACAACCTGCAAAACAACCTGTAGAACAAAAAAAAGAAAGCATCACCACAAATGAAGCAATCACCATTATCTCTACGGTTGTCGCGCAACAATTCTCACAAGAGATTAAAAGTGTGAGTGATCGTTTAACCAACTTAGAAGCGATCGCAACACCTGAAGCGATTGTTGCCCCCGCAGCGATCGCAATCCCTACACCAGTTACAACAACTGAAATAGAAGTAGTTGTACCAACTGCGGTTGATTCTAGTCCCGCAGCGATCACAACACCCACATCAGTTACAACAACTGAAACAGAAGTTGTAACAGTCGAAATCAAAGAAGTTTTAGAAGTGGTTGAAAAAGCAGTTGATTCTAGTCCTGCTATAGATCACCCATTAACAAAACTCTTTGTCTTAGACGAAGAAAAGCTAATTGAAGAATTAGCAAAAACCAACATGGAAGATTTAAAGAAAATCATTGCATTTTTAAATTCCCATGTTAAAGCTCCTAAAAAAATCGGGAGCCACGTTCCCCAAAAGACCCCGAAAGGGGAAGGGAAAAACATCTTAATCAGCCGAATCAAACGGCAGATTCAAGAGATTCGGGCTAAAAACCAAGTGGTTACAGCCTAAAACAAATCCTGGTAATCCCTCGATTGCCAGGTACACCGCAAAATGCAAACCAATCAGGAGAAAAAACAATGTTTTTAGCAGCAATGTTTGGAGCTATCGTAGCTGTGGCTTTCGAGCCAGAAATCAAGATCATCAAAATGATCTGTGTATTTACGATAGAAAAAATCGCTGAAAAAATATTCAACAAGAAACAAAAACGTTGGGCTATTGATATCTAACATTGATATCTAACGATGCAAGCCCTGATGTTTCTTGGTAACATCCTCGCCTTCGTAGGCTTGGTTGTTATCGGAGCGATCGCATACAACGCGACTCGCTAAATCAAAAAAATCCTGGTAGCCCCTCGGTTGCCAGGTACATCACAAATCAAGAAGGAGAAAACAATGTTCTGGACAATCGTTGGAGCAACAATTCTAAGCCTACTAATCACAGACATCGTGATAGGCTTCACGGAAGGTTTCATAGAAGGTTTTACAAAAACCATTAAAGAGGCAAAAACAAAATGTTTCTAACAGCACTTTTCGGAATAACGGTTGGCGTAGTCATTTACCGCGCAATCAACATAATTCTCACTCTGATATTCACCAAATAAGGACAAACATCATGTTAACAGTAGCATTCATTTTTGCATTATCAGTTTTACAGGGAGTAGGGTTCGCTATCGGAATGATAGCAGGAGCATATAGCTTACTCGCAACCGCGTCTCTGTTCGTCAAGAAAAGCAAATAAACCTTAAAAAACCCCACTTAGCCAAAGCGCAACCCGGCTAGGTGGGGTTTTTGTTTGTCTAAAATTTCCCTCCGTACCTACGGAATATTTTTATCTCATGCGTTCCACAAACTCCCGCATAATTTGACGGATCTCCATTTTCACTTGAGGCGATCGCAATTTATCAATAAAATCTCTCGCCAAATCATCTCCACTATCACCATTAACGATAATATCCCCAAAGCTCAGATTAATATTAATTTCCTGTTCCCCCGCAGATTCAGATTGAGTGGGAGGGAAGAAAGGAATCGGAGCAAAGGCTGGTGATGTCACAATCTGAGGCGTTGGCATCATTCCTGCTCTGGCTGCATTAATTGAATGGAGTAGGGGAAGGTTTGCTTTAGTTGAGGAGGCATTTATTACATATTCTCCGTGTGAGAGTTTGGCATGAATGCGATCGCCTGTTCCCGTACCCGGCCCTTTAACTAGACCCCCAGTTGCATAACCTGGGGGTTTTTCTGTTTTAGGTTGTCCTCCAAAGAAACTACCAACAAAAGGAATAGATGAAATCGAGTTAACAACAGAAGAAATTACCCACCAAATTCCTTCAAATATTTTCTTGATAACAAAAGCAACTCCAATAATTGCAGCACAAACACCTGAGATTAAGAGAATTATGGGAAGAACTGGAGCTAATGAGATAGCAACACCAACAACGGCACTTCCGATCATTGTTAGTACCGATGCAACCCCTGTAATCAAAAGGGGTGTAATAAGCATAACCCCCGAAACAATCCCACCAAAAATTACACCAATAGAACCAACCAACCCAGCTATTGTTGCAAAGGCAGAAACAATCCCTGCCAAAACAACACCAAAATTCAGAACAGCAAAAATCCCGCCGACAGTTGCACCAATGATTAAAATTGATTTTACGAGTTCCCAGACAAAAGGTAAAATCACCTTAATAATATCAACAGTAATAACCAACGATTTAACAAAAATATCCCAGATAACTTTAACGATAGGGGAAAATATCTGCCAAACCGCTTCAAAAATTTCTATAACTGAACTGATGTTACTCAAGGTTAAAAAGCCAAGCATGAAACCAGTTCTAGCCAGTAGTATCGCCGGATTAAATATCGAGATAATATCAACAACTAATTTAACCACCGAGAATATCTGCCAAAAAATAGTACCAACACTTTCTACAACCCCAATAAATCCTAAAGCGGTATTTAAAATACCTGAAAATACATCTTGAATAAATGTCCCTATATTAGCTAATGCTTGCATAGGATTAGTAATGATATCCCAAATACCTTTGCCAATCGAAGAAATCACTTGGGAAATTCCTTCAAATATTTTCTCAACTTCAAAAGCAATTCCATTAACCTCAGCAGGGATTGGGGTGTTATCAGTTATTTTTGTAACTTGAGGAGTTGATATCACACTTGCTTTATCTGTATTAATTGCGTCAAGTAAAGGAAGATTGGCTTTAGTTGAGGAGGCATTAATTACATACTCTCCAGGTGAGAGTTTTGCGTGAATACGATCTCCTGTACTTGTTCCCGATCCTTCTACTAACCCCCCAGTCGCATAACCTGGGGGTTTTTCTGTTTTAGGTTGTCCTCCAAATAAACCACCAATAATCGGAATATTAGATAGGAAGCCCAGTGGGTTACTGAGAAGGTTAAACAGGGATGAAATTGAATAAACCAGAAGATTGACGGGAGCCATGATCCAACCAACAACTGTATTAATTCCCTGACCAATTTTGGAGAACAAATTCCCAATAAACGAACCTGCTACCTTTAAACCGTCAACCAAACCTGTAATAGCATTTGAAATCCCTGAGAATACATCCTGAACAAATGTCACTATATCAGAAGTAATGATATACAAAATCCCCTTAGCAATAGAAGAAATTACCCACCAAATCCCTTCAAAGATTTTCTTGATTACAAAAGCAATTCCTAAAACTACAGCAATCCCCGCAATAATTGGAGCAAAAGCCACCGCAGCAGAAGCGATCGCACCTCCAATAACAGTTGCTATCCCTCCTAATCCCACAGCTAAAAATGGAACAATAAAAGTAATTCCGGTAATAATCCCACTAATAATCCCGCCGATAGTACCAATCAGACCTGCTACTGAAGCAGCAGCAGAAACAATCCCCGCCAGTAATGCCCCAAAATTCAGGACTGCTACAATCCCGCCGATAGTTGCGCCGATAATTAGAATTGATTTTATGACTTCCCAGGTAAAGGATAAAATCGTTTTAATCACGTTGACAGTAAAAATCAACGATTTAACTATTAATTGGATTCCCCAGGAAATACTTGTAATTAAGAAGTTAAGGGATTTTACTAGAATCCGAATCGGGAACAGCAAGGCATTGACAACTGCCGATAAAACATTAGATAGGCTTAAAACACTATTGTTGACATCAACATTAAACAGTTTCAGGATTGGGTCAAATATTGAAATAACAGTAGAAACCAATTCCCCAAAGATAGAAGCGATCGCTCTTACTTCCCTGTCAATCGTAGTAAAAATACTACCAATCGCAGCAAAGAAGCCCCCAAACAAATCCCCAAAGAATTTCTTAAATGCCCAACCTACGCCGTAAATTAAATCACGGATTCCTAAGAAGTTGGATTTAAAGGCTAAGTAGAATAATCCGACCGCAGCAATAACCCCTAAGATTATGGGCAAAAAGGGAAGTATGGGAACAAGTAAGGTTTTATAGGCTTTTAAAGCAGCAGCTTTGAGGATAGTAAAGGTTCCCGCAACGAATGAGTTAGAAGCCGCGATCGCATTTCCCCAAGCCAACATTCCCGCTTGTAGAGTTGGGAGCAAGGCTTTAATATCTACAAACGCATCAATAAAATCATTTAAGACAAACAAGGGAGTTGCCAACTGAGGAGCGAAGTTAGACAGCAGGGAACCGATGGAAATTAAACTTCCCCGCAATCCTCCCATCATGTTCTGTTGACCAGGTTGAACTTGTTGTGCCGATTGAATCTCCTGAAGTAATGCTGATTGTCGTTCAAGGGCTTGAATTTGCTGACGGTCTAATTTTGCTTGTCTTCCCTGAGCATTTCCCCTGGAAATATTACCCGCTTCAACTCTTTGATTTAGATTTTGTTGGGCTAAGGCAATCTCATTCAGTCTTGCTTGCTGTTTATCAAGTTGACTCAAGTGACGTGGAGAGACTAAATCCGATTGTTTTAGGCTTTCTATTAAAGTGGATTGTTCCTGTAATATTTGAGTCCGAGCGCGATCTAATTTCACCGTAGCTCGATTAGCAGCCCGACTAAATGGTTCAGATGAATCCGTTTTGCGACGTTGATTTATTTCATTTTGGAGACGGGCTACTTTACTAAGTTTTTCAGTAAGTTGACTGTATTGCGAGATTTGATTAGCTAACGACAATTGCGGTGAGGCTGTCATCGCAGATTGGATTTGTTGACCCTGTTGTCTAGTAAAAGCCGTGAAGCCACTTACTCGACCCTCAATCATATCCAACATCTCAAACCATTTCTTACGAATCATGTAAGTAGGGCCAGGAGGATCATTAGATAAGTGTTGTTCTTCTTTTTTTCCTTCGACTTTAGTTTTTCCAGTAAACCTTTCTAAACGGCTTGTAATCCCATCAAACATCCCTCTCCATTTACTTAAAATACCTTCAGTAACAGAACTTATTTTTTCAGATACCCAATCAAATGCCCCACCCATCAATAATCGAATTTCTTCTCCCGCCGATCTTGTTGCCTCAACAACAACCTTCCAGGCTTCTGACGGTACAGATTTGATTACATCTCCTAATTTTTCAACCGTCTGGATTGGGTGAGCGATCGCATCTAATAAATCAGCAAAAACCGTAATAGCATTTTTAACACCTCCAACAGCTAAATTAAGCGAATCAGCAAATATCGCACCTAATCCTTGACCTATCTTTTCCGTAAGAGTTATTCCACTAACAAATTCATCCACAGATGAAAGAATAGGGCGAAATACATCTAAAATCGCAGAAAAGGCTTGAGGAATATTATCTTTGGCAGACAAGAATATCTCTTTAAAACTTTTCGATATTCTCTCCAATGGTTCGTTAAACTCAGAGAAAGTTTGATTTATTTTTTCTAACTTAGTAGCGAATCCTTCTAGGAATCCAAAACTAAAGTCAAAGGATATTTTTGTTGAAACCGTAACCAAACTCTGTATTGCTTCTTTTGCAAGATCTATAATATCCAAAAATGGCTTCAAGCCTGGGACGGCATCCCTAATAGAATTTAACACCGACAAAAATACTTGATCTAATTGTTTAAATGCAGAAACCAGATTCTCTCCAATAACAACAAATAAACTTCTCCAAATTGGAATTTGTTCGGGGATACTAAGCGACATGATCCCCATCGCATAATTCAAGGTTCCAATTACATCATTAAACAATTTCATTGGATTCAATAACTTCGGAAGTGTCTCGGCGATTAAATTAAAAACAGAGACTATTCCTTGCCCTAACCCCTCAAGGATTTTAATTGGATTTACCAAATCAAAGATATTATCTTTAATTTCTTTGAAATTTCCAAAAAACTTATCGACATTCTCTTTCCCGACCAAGGCAGAGATTAACTGCTTACCAATATCTTTAGCGAAGTCTAGTAATCCCGATAATTTACCTTGGATAAACTCAACCGCTTTACGCCACGCTTCGGGGATTCTCTCAGTCGGATTATGGTTTAAGGCGTTAATTAATTTCTGAGCAATATCCAGGGCAAAATCAACAATTGGTTTGAGGATGGTTTTGAAACTTGTCGTGAATCCTTCCCACGCTTGTTTAATTCGTTTAACCGTTGTCTCATTGGTTTCCAAGAAGGTATTCCAGCGTTGTTTTAAATTACTGATAGTAGTAGACAGGTTATCAACAAATTCAATCAACAGAACAATACCATTACCTAAATGCACCAGTAATTGAGTTGAACGCAGGAAGTCAACTAATGTATTCCAATGTCTACTGATGAATCCCGTGACCGCACTGAAGGCGTAGGATAAATTTTTCAACCCACCCAGAATATAACTAAACAATTCAGTTGTTCCAAGCCAAGTCGCAAATCCCTCCCATCGGGTTTCAATTCCTGTTAACACGCCTTGAAAGCGTTCCGAGAAAGCGAATAATTCAGTAAACAATCCTTGTAGCGTAGGGAGATGGAATCGGGTGGCGAAGTTCTCCCATTTCTCGGATAAGTTAACGACGCGATCGCTAAACCCTTTTAATCCATTCCTGAATGCTTCAAATACAGGTGCAAGGAATTGTGGCGAAGTCAGAATATAGGATTGAAACTCGCGCCATTTATTCTCGGCAAAATCTAGGGATGTTCCAAACAAACCAAATAATTTGCTAAAACCTTCCCAGACATGGGTTAAGGTTTTCCAGTTCAAGGTAGATATTTCATTCGCCAGCCAAGTCCAACTGGTTTCAATTTGAATTACCCCGGCTTTAAACAGCTTGGGAATTGCATTGATAAATTCAAATAACCGATAGAACATCGGTAGCGGGAGGTTAAACGCTAAAACCAACTTCACCCACTGCAATTCCATGTTGAATAAAAATTCACTGACTTTATCAGCCCCAAGTTTTAACTGATTAAAGAAGGGAGCTAACATTTCGGGGGTACGTCCAAACCAATCGGTAATGGTGCGGAACTGCGATCGCAACCATCCATAACCATCTAACAATCCTTGCCAAGTTTGTCGCGCAGTCGGCCATTTAGGATTCTCGAAGAATTTAACTAATTGATTCCATTTACCTTGAACGTTATCAATTAAATTATTGGCTTTAGTTTCTAGGGATGCGGTATCAATATCAAGTTTTAGTTTAGGGGCTTTATCGGTGACTTGATTCCAAGTTCCAATTAAATTAGATAACCAGGAAGTAACTTGACCGACTTTTTCCCTGAGTTTGTCAAATGCGATCGCAACATCATCAACATAATTCAGAATACTTAAAAAGGAGAAGTTAGACATAAAAGCGTCTACTTTTCCTTTTAATGTTGGTGCTTCTAAAACCGTTGACCAGAACTGATTCCAAAGTTGACCAATGGAAGTAGCTAGAGATTTAAACCCTGACTTGAGAGTATTTCCAATATCTTCGGTAATCTGATTCCATTCTAGTTTCCCTGCATTAACAAAGAATTTTAACCAGGCTTTTTCAATGGTTACAACAGTTGACTGGAAGCGTTGTACTAGACTATCTAAAAATTCAAAGAAAGGATATCCGATTGGTAGATCAAATCCCAGTGCTAATTTTACCCACTGCGCTCCTAGATTTACAATTGCATCTCGTAAACCCTGCGCTCCGTTCGAGAGTGTGTCAAATAAAGGGATTATGGATTGCCCCAAAGATTTCATCCATCCAGGGAATACCAGTTGGAGTTCTTCATTAATACGATCGCTAAACCCTTTAACAAATTGCGCGATCGCATTAAATCCATCTCGAATCGGGTTCAGTATCCGACTGAGGATTCCGTCCCCTGTACCTTGGAATAAAGTAGGAATTTTTTCTGCAACCCACTTAAATCCGTTTAACAAAGCGTTGGGAATATCTTGGAGGAAACTAAAATCCAATCTGGCAATCTTGCGGAATACCTCAACAATCCAATCCTTAGCTTCCCAAAGCTGTAACTTGAACCAGACCATCATCTTCTGCCAAGTGCTAATAACAGAAAGACGTAGGTTATTAAATGCTCGGAAGATATTTTTAACAAAGTCAATCAAAGCTTCAGCAGCCATCCGTCCTGCCCATTCGGGACTGAGGGCAAAGACTGACCAGAACTCATCAAACCATTGTTTTAAATCTTGAAGCGGTTGTTTTAGGAACGGGAAGATTTGAACTAAAGCAATTTTCAATCCCTCTCCAATAGACAGGAATCCTTGCGCGATCGCTTTAAACTCTAATTTGAGTTGTTGACCCAGAACTTGAAACGCATCTTTAATTTCGGCAATCCCTTGTTTGATCAATTCGCTATCACCAAACAATCCTCTCAGGATTAAACTAAATCCTTTCAGGACTCGTCCGGCAGCCATAAATGTAAAGAATACTATTTTCCCTGTGGCAACCAGAATTTGAATAATACCCTTCAGGATTGAACGAATCCCCAGGAAGTTCGCCAGAATTACCGCAGCCCCAAATGCGATCGCACCAATTGTAATAATTGCCGGAGCCATGCCAGTGAGAACGGCTGCACCTGCTGCGATCGCGCTTAATCCCATACTATTAAATCCGGCAGTCAATCCTTTCAGGGCAAAGGCTAAGTTCCCACCAAAGTCTTTAGAAGCCTGAGCTAGTTCCCCAAAGTTCAAAGTTAATAAGGCATTGACTGATCGCTTGGCAAAATCAGCGATATCTCCTCCCAGAAGTTGCAGGGCATCGGTAACTTGCGCTGCACCAGGTTCAAATAGTACCCCCAGATTTCCAAATCCTTGAGCTTCTAGGTAATCGTATCGATCTTGAATTGAGATTATCCCCGCCTCAATGCTTTGAATAGCTTCGTTTTTAGTTGCTTCTGAGACAAAGGGGGTGATAGCGATCGCGGTTTCAACAGTTCCCACTCCCATAGATTGAGCTAGGGAAATTCCGGTTTTAGCAGCACTATCCGCCAAGTCACCCATCCAATCGGTGACTTGATTAATGGTTTTCTTCCAATATTTACGAATATAGAAAGTAGGCCCTGGAGAACCTTCGGCTAATCCTTTTTGTAATTCATATCCCTGGTCGGGAGCCTGGGCAACTAATTTACCAATCCCTTTTGAGACAGTGGAAGATGTAAGACCCCAAGATTTTCGGATAGATTTAAAGTTTTTCTCCCACCAAGATTCCTTGTTATCCCACTCGGTTTCTGCATTAGTCATCAAGTCATCGACAACAGGTTTACTCTTGCGATGTTGTTGCCAACGCTGCGCCAATCCGCCAATAGCCTGTTGAGCCGCAGGAATTATTTGACTTGCTTTTTGTTGGACGACGGGAATTAATTTACTGGTTTTTTCTTTGATAATCGGGTTAACAACATCGCCAACACTCTTGGGGCGATAAGGAACAATATTATTTTTTAAATCTGGAATACTGGGTTCAGTAAGTTTTTGTGGGATTTTGTATGGAACCTTTGTTTTGGCATAATATCCATCAAAATAACTTGTAACTTTACCCCATAAATCAGCTACAAAATTAGTTGAATTATCCCACCAACTTTGTTTGGGTTGGGGTTGAGATTGAGGCATGGATTGAATTGGTATTTCTACCAAAGGCTTGATTTCGTCAGGAATCTTAAATTCATTTAAGATATCGCTAAGTATTTTAGAGGTTTGGTCTATTGATTGAACAACACGGTCAATCTGAGGAGCTATTTTTTCAGCTAAACTTTTTTCTTTTTCTGGTAATGCTTTGATTGCTTCTCGAATAATTGGCTGTCCCTGTAAGCCAATACCATAAACTTGATCTGCTGTTTTACCGGATTTCCCTGCGATTTGCTGTAGGTTTTCATTCGAGAAAGTTCCTTTGCGATCGCGGTATTCTGTGGCTAATTTTTTTTCTAGGTAAGTCTGACCTTCTTGTGTTAGCTCCATTTTTCCATACTGCCCCCTGGTAATATATTTAGAAAATTCAGAACGCAAAGCCGAACTTTCAGAAATACTATTATTAGCCATTTCATAAATTAACTGATTTTGACGTGCTGATACCTGTTGTGTTACCTTATCTCGAATTGATGCTTCACCCCCCTGGAATAAATCAAGTGTGC